ACCAGTGACAACGAAGAGTGAATATATTCAGAGAATGTATGAGGTATTAGATAATGCAACTGATGTTAAGATACAGAGGTTTGCATATAATGAGATTCGTAGTTATTTGATACAAACCAATCAATGGTATTAAAGTTACTCACCTCCAATTGACCACATAGGTGTAAGGGTTCAGTCTTCTCACTCTCTATTCTCTTTAAGATTGCTTCAGAGAGTTTGTTTCACTGAACTCATCACCACTAAATCTTTTTTCTTCTTTTAATCATGGCTACTGAAACTTACAATGGATGGAGCACTTGGGAGACCTGGAATGTTACTCTCTGGATTGCAAATGATCCTGGTTTGTATGAACTTGCCTGTGATGTTGCAAGGGATGGTGGAACTTATGGACATCTGGTAAGTATGATTCACGATGCCGGAAGTAAAGAAACACCAGACGGATGTAAGTGGGATGATGTTAAGATAAACGGATTAGAAGTAAATGAAATGATGAAAGAATTGGTCGCTTAATTAACACCTGGGCACGTTAGCGTTGCATCGGTAAGTCCCAGACAATCACCTCACTAACTAACACTTTTTTAAAATGATGACTATCAATCAAATCGATCAACTCAAGAGTGATTATGCACAGATGATTGTAGAGGGAATGGATATGAAATCTTTGATTACACTTGCTGTTGAAAGTATTGAGCAGAATATCAAAGATTATGATATGGAAGATTTAAAAGAAGAGATTATCGATTGCTATGGCGAAGAAACTTGGACTGATATGAATTCATAAGTAACACTCACTCACTCACTCACTAAGTAACAATCATGCTCAAAGGACAAGTTTTAAAAATCGTTGGTGAAGTTGCAAGAGACATTGATCCTAACATGACAAGATTGGAAAAGTTTGAAGTATTTTGTCGTGTATGTGATGGATTACTTAAAGATGGTAGAATTAGTTCTGCTAAACATCATGCATGGACAAACCCTTTTTAACACATAGGGCCCTGGTATTAAAGTTACTCACCTCCAATTGACCCCTATAGTGTAACCGCCATACGGCATCCCACACAATCACCCATCATGAGAAAGATTGAAACCCAAATGTGTTCCGCAGTTCACAACTCTGAGAACTGGTCAAATGCAAACACATCAGTATCATTCAATGAAGAAGATAATGTTTCTATTGTACGTCTTCATGGTAACAAGATCGCTACTGTAGGTGATGATTATGTTGAAATCTTTGATGGTGGTTATCAGTCAAAAACTACTAAGTCAAGATTGAATGCAATTATCAATGAGTTCTGCGAACCCACAACTGATGGTGTCTTTCAAAAGAATTGCACCTGGTATGTAAAAGATAACAATGTCACCAAAGAGTTCACTAATGGTTATATCTTCTCATGAATTATGACATCTATCACCTACGCAATACACGGATGGATGATAAACTACAAGCTCAGTTAAGTTCAATCATTTATGCATATCGTCCTCATGATTGTCCACCATCCAAAGCCGAATTAGGTGAACCAATACAACGCACCAAGTGTAATCCTTTCAATTAGAGAGAACAACAGCTATACCAGTAACAACCTTTATAAGAGCGTAATCCTGGATTGTTGATAGATTTAGATATGCCTTTTCCTTGACCTCCTAACACTAACCCAGCTTGTCTCATTGACCTAAACTCATGCAACATCCGTCCAGTTTGACAATCATAACCAACACAACCAATTCTATTCAAATTGTCGCTAATCCGCTCCACTTTGTATCCACCACATGTGAGCCCACGTTTTATCGCCCTTGATACATTACCATTTGCGATGTTAGTCTCTTTACAGAATTCAGTCAATGAGTTATAGTCAAAGACTTCACCAGTTGATAACAATGTCGCCCTAATCTTTACTCTAAGGTGTTTACCATCTCCCCTTACGCTAAAGTGATTTTCTCTTTTCTTTTGAGCTAACTTATGCCTCTTGATTGTCTCATCACTACGTTGTAATCCTCTCATAGAAGATGATATCTTTTCTTTCACATCCTCTCTAAATGTATAACTCCTCTCACCACCAGTTGTTGCATTATAACCACTGTTATATGTGTCGAATTGTTGTATCCAATAGACCTCACGTTCTGATAACTTACTAACGGGAATATCCTCTTCTAAGATACGAATATTGAACATCGATTGACCATACTTTTTGAGCGCATTATACAATGGTCGGTTACTCTCATTCCTCACACTTTCTTTCAAATGTTCTTTCCAACGTGTCGCTACATTCTTTACAGTTTGTCCGATATATCGCTTCTTATTGGCCTTACAAATGATGGTATAGATTAGCCCAGTCTCCATTATACTTTGTTTTGATATAATGGTGTTATTTAGTGATAGAATATTGATTGAAACCTTTGAGAAATGGTATAATAAATATAAGCTAAGTGTTTTGTAGAAATGCCTATAAAGCCCTTCAGTTGTTGTTACGTAAGATCGTATCATATCAGGCCTTTCTCATAATGTCAACCCCCTCCCCCAAAATACTCTGAAACCCTCAAAGTACAGTCTATTAAAGTTACTCACCTCCAATTGACCCCTATAGTGTAACCACACAATCGACTTATGACTTCAGCCTTTATCACCTTTCCTTTCCTCACTAACCCTGATAGCATTCGTGAAACAATTATTTTGAGAGGCAATCGTGCTGCTAAAATCTTCTCAACTCAAGAAGCAGCAGTTAATTATTGTAAATCTATGAATCAGCCTGAGTGTTCACCAGACGGCGTTCAATGGGATTGGGAGGAGTTAGATTTTCACGGTTAAGTAAACACTACTCAAACACCTCTTAAGTAACACTTACTCCAACTATGAGTTCTACACAGCAACTGCTACAGACCATTGACACTCTCAAAGCAAATGGTCACACTAAAGTAACAGTCACCGTGCTCCCCTCACAGATTAAGCGTCAACGTAAATCTGTGCTTTGATTCGCACAAACTCTATTTTTATGTGTTATATATACGCACTAAAAAATAGAGTTAAGGCATATCTCTCCAAAAACCTTTTGTATACTATTGTCTGCTGATGTGTCTCTCCTATGCGTTACTTACCGGTTGTGCTTAGTTGTATCTGACTCTTTACCCCGCAGGAGAGTTCAGTGGTAATAACTTAAGCGCCGATAAGTGAACTCGCGGAACACATAACAGTATTATTTAGTATAAAAACTAATTAACACTTAATACAACCTATTAAAGTTACTCACCTCCAATTGACCCCTATAGTATGAATACAACTCAAACAAACATGTCCAACCAACACCCACTGACTGACAAGATCTGCGAAGGACTTGTGACCTTCCCTCTCGAATCGGAACACGACTACATCGAGATGCGAGCCGCTGCTGATTGGCAGTTGGAGCAGGTGGTTGAGTGGTTAAAAACTAATACTGATGATTACTTATTAGAAGATTATTACAAGACTTATTTTCTCACGGAAGCTTTTCTTGATGACTTAAATAAAGCAATGCGCCCAACAAACACACAGGACAACTGATGATTAGGCTAATTAAATTCCTTTTCTCTGGATGCTTCCATCAATGGAAAGTTATTAACCAGGCACTAACAAATTTTAATCTTGGTTGGTGTAATGGAACTGCTGTTAAGTACACTTTACGATGCAAAAAGTGTGGAGCTATGAAAACCTTCCTCGCAAAATAATCGTAATGATCTGAGCACTTATATTCTCAACTAATTAACAATCACTCATTCATCCACTAAATTACATGCCTATCTGGAATTGCTACGGTTACGACAACAAAAAAGAGATGCACGATGTGCTCTCTTATATGAGAGAAACTGCTGCCGAAGCATATGCAAGATGCAAAGAATTGCATCCAAACTTTGAGATTATTACAGTCAAACTTCGTCCTGAGTGACACTTACTCATCTCACACTATCTAATAGTCCGCAATGACTCTAAACTAACACTTACTCAAACAACACTAAGTAACACTTTGATTATGACCAAATCTGTAATGATTTCACTGCTTCGTAAGGGTAACAATGGTTCACAGATTCTTGAGATTCTTGATAGTTTGGTCAGTGGCGCTAATGAACAACAAGTCGCACAAGTCGCTGCAGAACCAACACTTATAGAATTGGAGTTCTAGACATATAGGGAGGTGGGTGTTATAGTTACTCACCTCCAATTGACCACTATAGTATAGACACCACAATTTTATGATCACCACATACAACGGATACGAAATCAAACCAGGTGCTAATCTTAAGGATGCTGATTTAAGTGGTGCTGATCTAAGGTATACTAATCTTGAGGGTGCTGATCTTGAGGGTGCTGATCTAAGTGGCGCTAATCTTTGGGATGCTGATCTTAAGGGTGCTGATCTAAGGTATACTAATCTTGAGGGTGCTGATCTTGAGGGTGCTGATCTAAGTGGCGCTAATCTTTGGAATGCTAATCTTAAGGGTGCTGATCTAAGGTATACTAATCTAAGGTATACTAATCTTGAGGGTGCTGATCTAAGTGGCGCTAATCTAAGTGGCGCTAATCTTGAGGGTGCTAATCTTAAGGATGCTAATCTTAAGGGTGCTAATCTTGAGGGTGCTAATCTTAAGGGTGCTGATCTAAAGTTTGCTAACCTTGAGGATGCTAATCTTGAGGGAACTATTTTAGAAGGACTTAAACTATGATAGTCAACGGATACGAAAAGGGAGGTGGATGTAATCAGAACACAGTGATGTAAGTAACACATAGGGAGGACAATCTCTCCTCCCTCAGATATAACACTATCGAAACAGTTAGTGTTAACAACTTGACAGATTACAGTCCTTATGTTATAATTAGTGAGGGACAGTTATTAATACATAGCGACAGTGTTTTGGGGTTTTCGATGTTATCCTTATGGCCGCATAGTAAATAAGCCCAATAAGGATTATGCGCCCCCTTAAAGAAAATGCGGCAAAGTCAATCTATAAAGGTGACAATCCGGCCTTGTTATATTTGCAGAATAAAAAAAAGTTTCTATATAAAAAAATCCCCCAGAGGTTCGCAGACCCTATGAGTATTTCGAAATTATATCACATATATTTGAGGGATGAATGTATCATGTCTTCGTTAGACAAGGAGAAATTTAAGTATAACTGGGAGTATTTGAATATGATGGTAGGGTTTATGAAGACTGACTATGTAGCTGAGGATCTCTCATATGAAGTAGTCGAACGAGAGGATATCAGTAATCTGTCAGAGAATAATTTTTAATCCGTAGGGGTGAAAGTTATCTGAGGTTGACAGACACTAAATATCGAAGTATAATAAAAGTTGAACTGGGAGTATTTGAATATGATGGTAGGGTTTATGAAGACTGACTATGTAGCTGAGGATCTCTCATATGAGCTGGTGGATCGCGTCTACTCGACCGAAGAAGCCTCGTACTAATATGGATCTACTTGAAAAATTTAATAATAGATTACCTGATCAATTACCAGAGGATGAATGTTGGGAATGGCAAGGATGTAAGGATAAAGGTGGATATGGAATATTACACCATGGTAAGAAGTTGAGGGCGCATAGGGTTTCGTATGAGATTCATTATGCAGAATCTTTAAGTGATTTACATTGTCTACATAGATGTGACAACCCTTCTTGTGTAAATCCTTTTCATTTATTTTCTGGAACTAATACAGATAATATGAATGATAAGGTAATGAAAGGGAGAGCTTATACTGGTAATCAACAAGGCCAGAATAACGGTAATTCTAAATTGTCAGACGATGTTGTCAAAGAGATAAGATTGTTGTATAATACTGGTGGATATACAACAATCCAACTTGGTGAGAAGTATGGGGTAAATCTTTCTACTATTTCTTACATAGTCAACAACAAAACATACAAACATTTATTGGAGTAGTGATCAATGGCCAAGGGATTTACAGTCAAGGCATCAACACCAAAGAAAAAGGAAGAAGGTCCAGAGTGGGACTATGATGCAATCAAGGAAAGAATGAGAGGGAAGGCAATTGTATTTTGTCTACCTGGAAGGGGATGTAGTTATGCATTCATGAAGAATTTTGTACAATTATGTTTTGATCTTGTACAGAATCAGATGAGTATTCAGATTAGTCAGGATTACTCAAGCATGGTGAATTTCGCACGATGTAAGTGTCTCGGCGCAAATGTCTTGAGAGGGCCTGACCAAATTCCATGGGATGGTAAGTTACAGTATGATTATCAGTTGTGGATTGACTCAGATATTATTTTTAATACTGAGAAGTTCTGGCAATTATGTGATGTAGCATTAGGTGCTGATGGGACGGAGAGGCCTATTAGTGCGGGGTGGTATTCAACTGAAGATGGACGGACTACCTCTGTTGCACACTGGCTTGAGGAAGATGATTTCCGTAATAATGGTGGAGTGATGAATCATGAGATGGTTGATGGTATTTCGAAGCGTAAGAAGCCATTTACTGTTGACTATACTGGTTTTGGATGGGTCTTAATTCAGAAGGGTGTATTTGAGAATGAAGGTATGAAGTATCCATGGTTTGCTCCAAAGATGCAAGTATTTGAGAGTGGTGCAGTACAGGATATGTGTGGAGAGGATGTATCATTCTGTCTTGATGCAATTGAAGCTGGTTATGAGATTTGGTGCGACCCTCGTATCCGTGTAGGACATGAAAAAACCCGAGTTATCTAAGGTACGAATGGCAAATCAATTTAAGGTTGATCAATCAAAGGACTTTGCTTCAAAGATGACATTAATTACTGATGTAAGTAGTGAGAAGTATTTGAAGCAATATCGTCAACATCTACAAAACCAAGCTCAACTAGAATCAATTTATAAGGAGAATTAAATTATGGCAAAACTTCGAAAGTCTCTATTGGGACAAACGATGATTGAATCTCAACCAAAGAAAACACGACAAGGTTGTGGTGCTCATACTAAGTACGCCGCAAGTAGTCGTAATAGTAAAAGGAAGCGTTATCGTGGACAAGGAAGGGGATAGATAATATATAAAAGGTCTCTAATAGGGACCTTTTTTTAATGTGAGGAATTATGGCGTATTTGAATCATAGTTTACCAGATTGGTCTTGTTATATTCGTAATGAGTTTTTATTCAATCATAAGAAAGGTCATGGTGAAGTCACCAAGGCTGATGTACATAGTGTAGCTAGTATTGAGAAGAGAGTACCATTATTCGAAGGATTTCTAGAGAATGGTGTGAACTGGACAAGAAGACCTCTACACGCCTTCTGTTGGGACCCTGAAGCAGAGATAGAACCATTAGAGGACATAATGTACTGGGACTGTTTTAGTCCTTATATTGACGTACAGAAGAGACATAGGTTAGAAGGACTGCAGGCACAATTAATTCGTCCTGATGGTAAGAAGGTATTAGGTGATTATATGTTTACTATGGATTGGTCATGGGAGAATAAGAGTATACCTGATTTAAACTATTCAGAGACACCAGAACATAAGTGTGCTCATTTGTTTAAGGTAGAAACTGGTAACTATTATGCATATCCCAATAATCGTATTATTTGGTATGATAATGCATGGACATTTAATCGTATTGAAAAGAACCCTGGATTTGAGATTGATACCACTGTATATAGCGTAGAGAACAAGAGACGTATAGAAACATCAGATCATTATATGTACGAGATTACAGATATATAAAGAAAGGCATTCATCATGGATCAAAACTTTTTAAGAGAGATTAATCACGATCAGAAGACACCAAAGAATAAGAAGAAGGTTCGTGAGGATGGATTCTATGAAGCGAGTGAAGCTGACTATAAAGACTTCTGGGAGAATGAAGATACCAAGCAAACATTGATTGATTAAAAGATTGGGTTTGGTGTAATAAATAACTCATAATTGTTGTAGAAAAATCAAGTGCCTGTCCAAAGAGTCAGTCAAGGTTTTAAAGATATCAGTGCATCATTCAAGATTAACCCATTAAATCTTGATTTAATTGCATTGAGAAATGAGAATGCTATTGCACGATCAATTCGTAACTTAATTTTTACAATACCTGGTGAGAAACCATTTCAACCTAATATTGGTTGTAATGTCACTAACCTGTTATTTGAAAATTTAGATAGACTTACAGCCAGTTCGATTGAATCGGAAATTAGGAACACAGTGAATAACTTTGAACCGAGAGTCCGTTTAACTGCTGTTATCGTCAATCCAAACTTTGATGATAATCTCTTTGAAGTTACTCTTAAGTATGACATTGTAGGTATCGATCTTCCTCGACAACAATTATTATTTGCATTACAGCCCACTAGGTAAATGCCCTTAGTCAATTTTAGCAACTTAGATTTTGATCAGATAAAGACTTCAATCAAGGATTATCTCCGTGCGAATTCAAACTTCACGGACTATGACTTTGAGGGATCTAATCTATCAACTATTCTTGATACGTTAGCTTACAACACGTATATAACCTCTTATAATGCCAATATGGTATCTAATGAGGTATTCATCGATAGTGCCACGTTAAGAGAGAATGTGGTATCTCTAGCACGCAATATAGGGTATGTACCGAGATCCAAGAAAGCTTCTGTCGCAACAGTTTCTTTTACAGTCAACGTTTCAAACACCACAGCTGTAGCAGTCACACTTAAAGCAGGTGCAGTCATGGCATCTAGGTCAGTTGGTGTGAATAGTACGAAGAATTTTATATTCTCAATTCCAAACGATATTACAGTTCCAGTGAACTCTTCTGGATTTGCAGACTTCTATAATATCGAGATATATGAAGGAACATATGTTACACAAACATTTACTGTTGATAGTGCTAATGTAAATCAGAAATTTGTATTACCTAACTCTGGTATTGATACTGATTTGTTATCTGTTGTCGTAAGAGATACACAAGAATCAACTGTAACTCGAAAGTTCGAACTATTCAATAGTTTGTTTGATGTTACTGCATCAACTAGAGCATACTTTATTCAAGAGATTGGGCAAGAAAGATACGAACTACTATTTGGTGATGGTATATTTGGTGTCAAATTAGATAATGATAACTTTGTTGAAGCAAGTTATATTATTACTAATGGTCAATCAGCTAATAATATTAATAAATTTGCATTTATAGGTAATCTAAAATCTAGTTCTGGAGACACGATTAGTTCTGGTGTATCGATTGTAACTACGGAAGTATCTTCTGGTGGTGGTAAACCAATCGAATCGGTTGATTCTGTCAAGAAGTATGCTCCTCAAATCTATGCATCACAGAATAGAGCTGTTACTGCTGCTGATTATGAAGCATTGATTCCACAGATTTATCCTGAAGCAGAATCAGTTTCGGCTTTTGGTGGTGAGGATTTGACTCCACCTTCATATGGTAAGGTATTTGTAAGTATCAAACCATATAATGGTGTCTTCTTATCGAGTGCTATCAAACAAAACTTACAACAACAGATGAGGAAATACTCTGTTGCTGGTATTTTATCTGAAATTGTTGACCTGAAGTATCTGTATATCGAATCAAACTGTAAAGTATACTACGATTCAAATCTAGCACCAACTGCATCATTCGTTCAAAACTTAGCTACAACTAATATTGTCAAGTATTCCGAGTCATCGGATGTCAATAAGTTTGGTGGAAGATTCAAATACTCCCAATTCCAAAAGGTAATTGACCAGAGTCATGAATCAATAATGTCAAACATTACCAATATTGATATTAGAAGGGACATTAATGTTCAACTGAATACTTTTGCTGAGTATGAATTGTGCTTCGGTAACCGGTTCTATATAAGAAACCATGGACATGGGGCAAATTTCAATGGAAATCTCATTGGGTACAATATTAAATCATCCGGTTTTACTGTCAGTGGTATTAGTGGAACTGTATACCTTGGGGATAGTCCAGTTGGTAACTTAAGTAAGGGAACTGTATTTCTATTCAAACTGAAATCTTCGTCAGAACCATATATCGTCAGACAGAATGTAGGTACCATTGATTATGAAAAGGGTGAGATTAGACTTAACCCAATTAATATCATATCAACATTGGTAAATAGAGGAACTCCTTTGATCGAAGTTTCTGCATCTCCATACTCAAATGACGTGATTGGTCTTCAAGATCTCTATCTACAACTGGATGTAAATAATACAGTAGTTAACGTTGTTGCTGACAACATTTCTTCTGGAAATGATGTATCAGGAACCAACTATATTGTTTCTTCTAGTTACGGCTCTAACGTTTTGGTTAGGGGTCAGTCCGTATTCCAAACTGACGTAGATACTCTATCTACACAATTCACTCCTCCTAATGTAATTACATCAGTGGATGGGGTATCTAATACAAATAGAAGAACCAGATCATCAGTACCATCATCTTACTAATAAGAAGTCAGAATACAAATGACAGTAGATAGAGTTAAATTTCAAGAAATCGTTGAAAGTCAACTCCCTAGGTATGTTAGGGAAGACTTTCCACTACTAGGTGATTTCATTAAACAATATTACATCTCTCAGGAATTTGAAAGTGGTCCTATTGATATCCTCAATAATATTGATCAGTACGTAAAAGTTGATCAATTATGTGATGTTGTTGATTCTACTAAACTTATTGGTTCATTAGATACTGTTGACACTACTATTGTTGTAAGTTCTACTGAAGGATTTTCAGATAATAATGGTATCATTCAAATTGATAACGAAATTATATTATATCAATCCAAAACTTCGAATACCTTTGTAGAGTGTTCTAGAGGTTTTAGTGGAGTTACAACATATATTACTTCTGGTTCACCCGATGAACTGACATTTTCTTCAACAATTGCAGAATCTCACACCACCGGTGCAACTGTTAAGAATTTAAACATACTTTTTCTCAAAGAATTTCTCACTAAACTCAAGAGACAGGTAACTCCAGGGTTTACTGATAGGAATTTCTATACAGGATTGGATAAAAGAAACTTTATAATCAACTCTGATAGTTTTTATAAGTCAAAAGGTACTGAACAATCTTACGAAATACTCTTCCGAGCACTATATGGGGAAGATGTAGAGCTTATTCGTCCATCAAGATTTCTTTTTACACCATCTAATGCAAATTATAAGGTCACTAAAGACTTTATCGTAGAACAACTTCAAGGTGATCCTCTTGATTTGAAGAATCTTACGATATATCAAGACCTAACTAGTGCCCGAGGTTCTGTTACTAACGTTCAACAGATACCTTATGAGAATTTTCAGTTCTATCAGATCAGTATTGACTCCGGTTTTGACCGAGATAGTGATGTAAGTGGTTCTATCTACGGACAATTCAAGTCAAATCCACTCACAAAAGTCTTAAATGACGTAAGTGTTGGTTCAACTATCATTGATGTTGACTCTACAATCGGTTTTCCCGAGTTTGGTAGTCTTAGTGTATTGGATATTGATGATAATGAAATATCAATTGCATATACTGGCAAGACTCTAAACCAATTTTTTAATACAAGTGGTATTATTGGTCAAATTGCAAAGAAAACTGACATAACTTTAGACACATATTCGTATGCGTACGTTGGTATTGACACCAGTCAGGAGATAAGAGTCAGATTTACTTCTGCAGTGAAGGATTTTATCCCCAACGGGCCCAATTCTTACTACAAACCGCACGATACCATAGAACTGAAGTCTCTTGGATGGGAATCTGACACGAAAAAGTCAAATAATTACGTCTTAAATGTAAAAACTAACTGGGATGTTATAAAATCTAGTGTTATTGACGCAAATGCCTTTGTATATGAGTTCGAATTTGCAAAAGACCACTTTTTAAGAGAGGGTTATGCCGTAAGATATGAAAATTTCGACGGAACTTACTCTATTTTTGGTACAGTTTCCAGAGTTCTTTCTTCAACAAGTATTATAGTAACTTTTTCACAGCAAATTAACCTAAAAGGTCAGTTTGTAATCGAAAATCAGACATTGAAAGGTGAATCTCAGGTCTATCCTTACTTGAATGACTATATTGCGAATGTTCAGAACACATATTCTAAGTATAATAATGATTTAGTCATTGCATCAAACTCTATTGCAAACTATGATAACCTTGAAACTAATCCATATGACAAGAAAATAACTTTTAGTGCAAATCTTCGTTTAACAGATGAACTAAAATTACCAGTTAACCCAACATCAAGACCTGATCACGGGTATTATACTGGTGATGCAGTGTATTTTACCTCTGCCGGAAATGGTTTTGAGGGTATGCCATCAGCATCGTATTTTGTTTTTAGAGTTGATGAGGAGACTATTAAACTTTCTAGAAGTAAAGCTGACCTATCTAGAAAAATCTATATTACATTTAATGGTTCTGTAGTTGATGCTTCTCTTGCATATCTAGATTTCTACGATAAAAACATCGAACCTCAAGGTCTGTATAGACAGATTTTAGAACCAATCAATGATGACAGGAATTATAGTACTAGAGCCGGCTATACCGGTATGTTTGTTAATGGTGTTGAACTATTAAACTACAAAGCACAAAGTAGTGTTTATTATGGTACGATCAATACTTTGTCCATGACCGCTGGTGGTAGTGGATATGACATTATTAATCCACCCGTATTGTCAATTAAGGATGAAGTTGGATATGGTGCCACTGGATTCTGTAATGTAAAAGGGTCACTCATAAGACTTGATGTCATAGATTCCGGTCTTGGTTATTATGAACCACCCACAATCTCCATTAGTGGTGGTAATGGGTTTGGTGCTCAAGCTGAACCAAGAATGATTTCAATCAAACATGAAAATTCATTCTTTTCAGACTTTCCATCTCAAGTTGATCTTGTCAATAATACAATTACTTTCCCAAGTGACCATAAGTTTTTGGATGGCGAAGAGATAATCTATGAACCAAGAGGAGACAAGATCATTACGGGACTTTCCACTGGAGGTTCTTACTATACTAAAGTTGTTAGTCGAACTGCAATTAAACTTCATATCACTGAAGGTGATGCCTTTGTTGGTATTAACACGGTCAATCTTACCAAATATGGTTCCGGTACACAATACTTTGTTGCATCAGATCTAAAACAAGTTGTATCTTCTGTCGTAATTACTAATCCAGGACAAAACTACGAGAACAAAAGAAGAACAATTCCTGCCGTAGGTGTTAATACGGTATCTAATCAAGTCGAGATTGTAAATCATGGTTATGAATCAAAAGAAATTATAAGATATACGAGACCTGAGACTGGTGATAGGGTTATTGGATTATCCGAAACTGCTGATTATTATGTTGTCAAAGTTAATGACGATGCATTCTCCCTGACAAAGGTTGGAGTTGATCCCGTTGCAACAGATTATTATTTCGACAACGGTATTATCATTAACTTTAGTAATGAAGGATTGGGTTCTTTCAACTATCCACCAATTACAGTAACCGTTGAAGGGGCTGCAGCATCTTACGATAAGACTTTTGTTGAAGATTTTCAGGAACTTTTTATAATCGAATCTCCGATTGAAGAAAATATTACCACTCCAGTATTCGTTCTTGCGTGGACAGATACTGAAGCTGAGATTACAAATAATGGTATAGTAACAGACGAATTTTATGTGGATGTAAATGAGGATACTGATTGGTTGATTAGTGATACTCCATTCATTGGTAACATTCTTTTGTATGATGCCAAACTGCAACCAATTTTTAGAGGGTCTATCGAGACTATCGATTTAACTTCAAATGGTGTTGGTTATGGTTCTTCGGATATTATCGATTTTGTAAGACAACCAGAAATTACATTTGATGCTGGGATTAACGCAAAATTGACTCCTATCATCAATAATGGTGAAATTGTGGAAGTTGTTGTTAATACTCCAGGTAGTGGATACAATTCTCCACCAGACTTACAAATTGTCAGTGAGACTGGTAACTATGCTGTTCTAATTCCAATCATTGAAAATGGTTCTATTAAAAATATAATTATATCAAAAGGTGGTGTTGGTTATGTTTCTGGAAAAACTTCAGTTAATGTGGTACCACCTGGTGGTGGTGCTAGAGTAAATGCAAATATTCAGGCTTGGAATTTAAACTTGTTTGAAAAAAACTTCAATAACATACTCGATGATGATGGTGTTATTGAAGAGAATCTTTCTAATAAGTCACTGGAATATTGTGCGACATATCTGCCCAGACCTCTTCGTAGGACTTTGAATGTAATTAATGGTTTTGATAAAGATAATGAACGGTATGGTACTTTTGACTTGAGTTTTGATCCACAGACTGGTGGAGAAATTAGTAACACTTATCACTCACCTATTGTTGGATGGGCGTATGATGGAAATCCAATCTATGGACCATACGGATTTAAGAATATTGATGGTACTGGTGATATTTCACGAATGAAATCTGGTTATAAATTGCAGAGAGTTCAAAAGAGTAGACCTCCATATGATTCATTCCCCAATGGATTTTTTACAAATGATTACATATTTACTGGAGAAGGCGATTTAGATATTCATAATGGAAGATTCTGCGTAACACCTGATTATCCAAATGGAATATATGCATACTTCTGTACTATCTCCGAAGGAAATGACTCTGGTGGACCATTCAACAATTACAGAAGACCTGTATTCCCTTATGTAATTGGTGATACCTATAAGTCAACACCTATTCCATTCAACTTCTTAGCAAGATCTAATCAGACTGATTATGATATTGAAGACAAAGGTTGGTTTAGAAATACCAAGTATTACTATACGAATGGTGGACAGAGTGGATATGATTATATCTTCAACTCTAACACGGTAAGAAAACAGACTATTGATGTTACTGCAACATCCGCAGGAAGTATTGACGCAGTTACAATCTTAGATCAAGGTAGTGGTTACAGAGTTAATGACAAGGTTATATTCAATAACACTAAAACTAATGGTAGTAACTTAAATGTTAAGGTTTCTCAGGTTGGTGGTAAGAAAGTAGATAATGTAAGTCTTGCAACAACTTCTATTGAAGATGTTGAGATCTATTCAAATTCTAGTTCTAATAGTAATGAATTTATTGGTTTAACTTCAGCACCACACAGTTTCCTTCCAGGTAACATTATCTACATTGATGGTCTGTCTGATACCTATAAGAACCTACAGGGTTCTTACAGTGTTGGTGTAAGTAGTGACAGATGGTACACTTCATTAGGTATCTCTACCGGTCCTGTAACGGGTATTGTGACCTATGTGTATGTTTCTGGTTCACTTGATGAATCCATTATAGAACCTGACGATATTCTAAGAATTGAATCTGAAAAACTTAAGGTTCTAAACATCGATAAACTTTCGAGTAGAATTAGAGTTATAAGAGGATATGACAATACTTTTGCAGTTGTACATAGTGCCGGTACATTAGTTCGAAATGATCCCAGAAAACTAGCATTTACCGCAACAGGTATTGTTACTACAAAAGAACTAACAACAAATAGACAACTTTATTTTCAACCAAACGAGGCAATAGGTCTTGGTACCGAAACTGTTGGTACTGCAACAACATTGGTTTTTGCCAATCCAGGTGTAGGTCAGACTCAACAGAGAGTTGATCAACAACAAATCTATATCCCAGATCATAGATTGGGATTGAACACCCCTATCATCTATTATACTAATGGTGGAACGAGTATTAGTGCATGGAGTGGTATTACTAGTTCTAATATATTCCAACTGGAATCGAACAGAAATCTTTTTGCAGTTCCCATTAATAAGGATGTAATTGGTATTGCAACAGTTCGTGTTGGTATTGATAGTATTTCTGGACAATATGTAGGGGTTAATAGTGAGACAGGTGGTCTTCTTTACTTTACTACTTCAGTCGGTCTTGGTAGTTACCATAGTTTTAAGACCAATATTCCTTCAGTATTGAATGGTAGATTCTCTAAAAATGTTGTTACTGTTTCTACCGCGAGTACTCATGGTATAAAACCTGGTGACAGTATTACTAGTGAGGTAAAACCAATTACGACCACAGAAATATCGGTCGTTTATGACGATTATAACCGAAGAATGGTATTTGATCCTGACACCATTGAACCAGTAGGAATTAATACAGTATCTAATACTTTTACTGTTCCCGAGAATAAGTATCAGATCGGTGATAAGGTCATCTATAGTTCAATAGTACCTGATCCTAGTCTCTCTAACAAAGGTCTTTACTATGTCTATGTCTTTAAGAATGACCAGATTAAACTTGTTGAGTATGCTTCCGAATTAGGAAAAGAGAACCCAACATTTGTCAATATTGGAACCGCACATACAACAACAATCTCTAGGATTAACCCTGCAATAAAAGTTCAAAAAAATCAGAATTTAAAATTTAATCTTTCAGATAATTCTCTATCATTTGTTAGTGCTGGTACCAAATTTGCAGCATTTGATATGTTTGTCTATAGTGACTTATCATATGCAAATAAATTCTGGATTGCACCAAATTCAGATTCATTTGAAGTTACTAAATCTGGAACTGTTGGTATTGATACCAATGCAAACCTAACTCTTTATGTTAGTGAAAATATTCCCACTAATCTGTGGTATAACTTTGAGGTTGATAACATTGATATCAATCTTCCAGTGAAGATGAGAAAGTATACGGACACTTCAGTTTATAATAACAACCAAATTAATGTCACTGATAATAAATTTGATGGTAGGTATAATGTTGTAGGTGTAACATCTATGACTTTCGACTATAACATACCTTATAATAGAGATACTACTAATTCGTATGACCCAACCAATGCAATTCTCAGTTACACTACGAATTCCTCTAATACCGTTGGTCCTATTTCGAGATTGACTATTTTGAATGGTGGTAGAGGTTACAGATCTCTTCCTGGTTTTACTTCTGTAAGAAGTTCTACTGGTACTGGTGCTCTACTACAACCATCAAGTACTACGATTGGTAATATCATATCAACAAAAGTTAACTACATTGGTTTTGGTTATCCATCGGACACAACTCTGAATGCTTCTGGTAACTTACCAGAAATTTTAAGAATTGAACCTTTGGCGACATTCAAGTCTATTGGTATTAGTTCTACTGGTTTGAATTATTATGAGGCTCCTGAACTTGTTGTAGTTGATAGTGTATCAAAACTACAGATAACTGATGTAAAACTAGTTTATGATTTAGATGACACTGAAGTTACTATTGTAGAGAACACTATCTCACTGAACAATGTCACTCCAGAAATTATTCCTATCAATAATTCGAATGGATTTGGTATTAGTTCTATTAGTTACAACTCTGCATCAAAAATTGTAAGACTATCACTATCTAAACAGTTTAGTGATCCTCAAGACTGGCCATTTAAGGTTGGTGAGACAGTGATTGTTGAAAATATAGCAATTGGTTTTAATACTACAGGAAAAGGTTATAATTCAGAGAATTATGATTATGCATTATTCACTCTAACTGCAACTGATAGTAATCTTGGTGGATCTGGTTCATATATCGAATATGATCTTTCAGATTATCTTGGTGAGGGAGAATTCCCTGGTGAAGTAACAAATTTTACAGTAGGAAAAGTAACTCCAAAGACATATTTCCCAATTTTTGACATTAAACTCAAAATTTCAGATTTCTTTGATGGAGAAAAGGTTTCAAATGAAGATAGTGTAGGTATAGTAGAGAGATGGGATCCTGTTAGTGAATATTTGTTCGTTTCTACCAATTCAGATTTCGAAGTTGGTAGTATCATTGAGTCCGAAACTTCTCAAATTAAGTCTATAGTTAGATCTAAGATTGATTTTAACTCAACTATCACTATTGGTACAGGAACAACATTTATCGACGGTTGGCAGTCAAATTCTGGTTTCTTGAATGACAATTTACAAGTTATTCCTAATAATGAGTACTATCAGAACTTCTCATATTCACTCAAATCTAGAATTCCTTATAAAACTTGGGATGACCCAGTAAGTTCTCTTAATCACACTGCAGGTTTTGATAAATTTGCAGATTTGGTCATCGACAACAATGCCGCTAGTGATACTTCACCAAAAGAAGTAACTATCGATACGGTGGTTGATCTTATTGGCGAGGGTAATCTCTATTGTTTCCCAGATTTTGATGGTGCAACAGAAACTACTATTGATGTTGTCAATGGTAAGACTGTATCAGACCAAATTATATTTGAAAATCGAATTTTACTAGATTACTTCGAATCTAGAGGTAATAGAGTATTAGAACTGGATGATATTAGCAGTCAATTTAACAGTAATGCAAGAGATACAAGATATTCTATTGTAGACTTCTTTGATAATAAATTCTACTTCAATAAGTTCTTTACTTTGGTTCAGGATAGAGAAGTTAGAAACAGAAAACAGTCTAGTATTGTTTCTGTTGTACAAGATGGAACTAGAGGTTATATTAATCAATATGGTACTTTAGACACTGCAATGTCTTTAGGTTATTTCGACTATATTGGCGCAGGAACTAGTACATGGGGTCTAACCTTCTATCCAACTCTGTTTAAGTACAATAACTATGACATTTCTTACTTCACTTTCAGTGGATTGAATAATGTAACCGGAATTGGAACTCAACAAATCGGTAATGTAGTTAAAATTTCTACTGCAAGTACTAATGTATCTGTTGCAACCACTACCAATCTAGTATCAATTTCTTCTACCTACAGAGCTGCAAAACTTCTCATTCAAATGGAAGATGCAGAAAATAACTATTATGGTAATGAACTTAATATCCTTCACGACGGAACAAATGTAACCACTCTTCAATATGGGGCAAATGACAATAAGGTTGGTCTTGCGGGTCTACCAAGTTCTGGATTTGGAACATATAATGCATACATTTCTGGTGGACTTGTAAAAGTCGACATTATTCCAACTGTAGGGACTGCGGTTACTGCAAATGTAAGTATCGTATCTATTGCTGACAATAGTGCTTCTGGAGTTTCCACATCAAATCTTGTAGTTACTAATCTATCGTCTTATTCCAAGTCTATTACATCTTCAGGAACTCCTGTTGAAAATATTGTTGCATCTTACTCATCTCCATTCAATTCAGAATACTTTATTGTATCGGTAGAGGACACTACAAACAACGAATATGAGATGTTTGAGGTAAATGTCCTTGATAATGATACTGTAAACAGAATTGTAAAATATGGTGATATTAGAACTAATGTAGGTCTTGGAACAGTTGGTGTTACGAATAGTAGTACCGAAACTCATCTCGTATACACACCAAATCCGAATATCAATGTTGAAGTAAGAGCATTTGGTATTTCTCTTAAGAATTTCAACAATATCGTTGGTATTTCTTCAATTGACCTCAATAATAACATTCTATTCTCTGAATACGGAACATACACTGGTACAGAGTTCGATAAAAAGACCTCATTCAAGTTACAATCAAATAATCTAGATGTATTCCAAAGAAGTTTTGTGGGGAACAGTACTTCTGTAGTTAATACTACTGGTAATCAAGTTATTTTGGAAGACCACTTCTTTGTGACCGGGGAGAAAGTTACCTACGATTATGAAAACTCTATTCTATCAACTGCAAACGCCATTGGGATTGGAACGACAAGTGTTGCCGGTGTATCTACTGACAAACTTCCGTCTACTTTGTATATTGTCAAGTATAGTGAAAAATCTGTAGGGTTTGCAAAAAGTGCAACAGATGCATTGAGTGCAGTTCCTGTTGTATTTGACTTAACATCTATTGGTATTGGAACATTCCATAAAATTACCGCAACTAATCAAAATGCTAGAGCATTGTTGGCAATTGATAATATGGTTCAGTCACCAGTAACTGAAGTGAATATTGAAACGCAGTTGTCTGAAAGTATTGTATTTGATGTAGATTTTGATGTTGTTGGAGTTACTTCATTCAAGGCAAATGATTTACTTAAGATTGATAATGAGATTATGCTTGTTCAGAACACGGGAGTTTCTTCTGAGAATAGTCTCAAAGTTCTACGAGCACAGATGGGAACACAGGTTGCATCACACAATATAGGAACCTCAGTTAATTTACTTGGTGGTAACTACAATATTGTTGATAATACTGTTCACTTTGCATCTGCACCATTTGGAGCAACTCCAATTGGAACTACTACTGCAGGACCTGATAATGTAGATTGGACTGGTGTTACCACATACTCAAGTTTCCAAGGTAGAACCTTTATGAGAAGTGGTATTCTTAATGATGACCTTGACACCTATGCGACCAACTACACATTTGATAATATTCAAAGTGGGTTCAATGGTCAGAGAAGTGTATTTACTTTGACTCAGAACGGTGAGAACTTAGTCGGATTTGCAACCAACAAGGCGATCGTATTGAATTCAAATATTCTTCAAGAACCATTGGGGGGTCAGATAACATCTGGCGATTATAGTTTCCTTGAAGTTGCAGGTGTTACGAGTATTACATATCTTGGTGATAGTATCTCATCTGAAGAAGACCCGAATAAAGCTTCAATTCCTAGAGGAGGAACAATTATTTCTGTTGGTTCTACTTCAGGTTCTGGTTTCCAACCATTAGTTGGTGCTGGTGCATCAGTATTTGTCAACTCCGGTACAATTAGCGCTATTAGCATTGGTAATAGTGGTTCTGGCTATAGAACTGGTATTCAAACTAATGTAGGTGTGGGTATTATCACATCTTCTACTGGAGATGTTCGAGTTATTGGTATTGGTACTGCAAACATTGTAGATGGTCATGTAGATAGTATTGACCTTTATAACCTAGGTTCTAATCTTGACTCCGGCAATCCACCCATTGTTGTTATAGACAAACCTCTTGGTTACTCAAATATTCCTCTAGTCTATAGTTCTAATTCTGCACCTGGAGTTGGTACTGGTGCAAGAGTTGATATTATTGTTGGACAAGGTTCTAGTGTTATCAATTTTGATATTGTAAGTGGTGGTTTTGGGTATAATGTTGGCGATAAACTCAATATTGCTATTGGTGGTACAACAGGTATTAACACTGATTCAAGTCTTCCGTTCATTCCGTTTGAATTAAGTGTCACTGATGTATATCGGGATACTTTTAATGGGTTTACTATTGGTGAACTTGAGGTATTTGATAGTATTAATGAGTTGTTTGATGGGTTGGCTACAAAATTCCCACTTACGATTGCAAATCAACAATTTGCGATTGAAGCCAAGAAAGGTTCCAACATTAATCTTGCTCAAGCATTAATCATAACAATCAATGATGTTTTACAAGTTCCTGAAATTTCATATACCTTCACGGGTGGTGGTTATGTAGAATTTACAGAACCTCCTAGAAAGGGTGACACTTGTAAAATTATCTTCTATAAGGGTACTCCAGATGTTGACGTTGTTTTTGTTGACATTCTCGAAACCGTTAAAATTGGTGATACATTACAACTGAAAAATGACATCGCAAAAGGTCAAACTTTTGGTTTATATCAAGACCCAAGAGTAGTGACAGGTATTACCACTCTGGATACTGTAACTACTCTTGCTTACAACGGTCCTGGTGTTACTAAAAATACTGCTCTTGTAAGACCTGTTACTTGGTGTAAGCAAACTGATGATATTACAATTAATGGTGACTTTGTAACCAAGGATAGAATTGACCAAGAACCTTATATTTACCCTACGGCATATCTAACATCTTATGTTGGGTTTACTAGTACATCTGGTTATGTTGACAGTATTATACCATTGTTTAATTCTAGAAGTGAAACAAATCTTTTAGATTATCAAGATAAGGTTGTAATTATTGACCAGGGAAATATCGATGTTGCAACTGCTACGGCATCTACCGGTACTGGTGGAATAATCACATCATTTACGGTAAGTAATGTTGGTGCAGGTTATTCCTACTTAACAACTCCTGTAGTATCAGTTTCTTTACCAGATGAACTCAATGGAACCAGAGCAACAGGTATTGCTTCAGTAACTGGTGATGGTGTAGTATCGATTTCGGTATCTAATGCAGGAACAGGATACACTCAGGCACCTAATGTTCTTATTCAACAACCTTCTATTAGAAGAGAGAAGATTGGAATTACCTCATACTTTGGTGATTATGGTAATATTGTTGGTTATGCACATTCTGACATCAATACTGCTTTTATTGAACTACATATCCCAGAAGATTCTTACATGAGAGATGCATCTATTGTGGGTTTTGCCGTTACGGTTAGTCAATTGAGTCCTGGTGATTTCTTCGTCGTCAATGAATCAAATGTGGGTATATTTACTGACAATAACTTTGATGGAATATACTATGTTAAGAATGCAGAAAATATAACCAAGAATCTTTCAAGTATTGGTCTTGGTGTCACTGTTGTTCGAAGAATTGAGTTTACAAGTCAAGGATATTCTTCTGGTTCTGGTACATTTGATAACTCTCGTATTTTCGGTGAATATACATGGGGTAAACTACAGTTCATAAACAGAGTTCCTACAATGGCTCTAGAATTCTTCCCTGAAGGATATAGTGGATTATCATCATCACCTCTTGTACAAAGATTTGAACCTTTGAAATTCAATAATTATAATGTCTAGATAAATACAAACATAGAAAAAGATTCTGTATAAAAGATGGCATATCAAGGTATTAATACGGGTTCATCTCCTAATAGTGGAACAGGTGACTCACTTATTGAAGGTGCCGAAAAGATTAATAGTAATTTTCTTGAACTGTACAATGTTGTTGGTAATGGTACTACACTAGGTGTTGTTACTGCAACTTCACAGTATAATACAGGTATTGTAACTGCTGTTGGAGGTTTTGTTAGTGGAATTTCTACGCAAGCAGTTAAGATTGATTTCTCTGGAAACCAACTCATATTTAGTGTTGTTGGGGTTGGTTCAACAACACTTACATTATCATAATAAATAAGAAAAAAGTCCGGTAAAAATGGCTGCGATAATTACAGATCAATTACGTATTTTGAATGCGAAGAATTTTGTGGATGATGTCCAGAATTCTTCTAATTCTTATTACGCTTGGATTGGTTTACCAGATCCTGCTGATTTTCAAAGTGACTGGGACTCGAATCCTCCAGCACCCAAGGATAGTTTAGATCAATCCAATGATTATTGGGATACGATGTTGGCTCTTAAGAGAATCAACTCTACTGATGTAAGTCAGGTTGTTAGAAAGATTGTATGGCAGTCTGGAACCACATATGATATGTGGAGAAATGATATTACAAGGGATAACCCATCTCTTCCATCCAACTCATATGACATTTATGACTCAAACTTCTATGTAATGAATAGTGAGTATAAAGTTTATATTTGTTTGTTTAATAATGCAAACCCAGAGAATAGTTACAGAGGTGGTCCATCACTAGACGAACCAAACTTTACTGACCTAGAGCCTAGAGAAGCTGGTAGTAGTGGTGATGGATATATCTGGAAGTATCTTTACACAATCAAACCAAATCAAATCATCAAATTTGATTCTACAAGTTATATCGCTGTACCAACTGATTGGGATACTAATGCATCTTATGCTCCAGTAAGAGAGAATGCTGCAAATAGTGGTGAAATTAAGATTGTAACTATCAGAAATCGTGGTGTTGGTATTGGAACCGCAAATGTTACCTATACCGGAGTACCTATTCTAGGTAATGGTAGAGGTGCGGAAGCTACTGTTGTTATTAACAATGACGCAAAGGTAGAATCTGTTACTGTTTCTAGAGGTGGTAATGGTTATACCTTTGGTACACTAGATTTGAAGAGTGGTGGTGTACCAGATGGAACAATTGCCCCAATCTTTGATGTAATCATTCCTCCTCCTGGAGGTCATGGTGCTGATATTTACTCTGAACTGGGTGCATACAATGTTCTATCTTATGCAAGATTTGAAAATGATACTCAAAACCCCGACTTTATTACTGGTAACCAATTTGCCAGAGTAGGAATTGTAAAAAATCCAACAAACTACAATTCTTCGTCATTTCTTACCAAAGATAAAGCAAGTGCTTTGTATGCACTTAAATTGGTAGGCACTGGTTACAGTGAAGCAGTATTTACTGCAGACTCGTTTGTAACCCAAACAGTTGGTCTTGGTTCTACTGCTGTAGGAAAAGTTATTTCTTATGACAATCAGACTGGTGTTCTGAAGTATTGGCAAGACAGACGAACTGCAGGTTTTAATAGTGATGGAACAAAAAATACTGTTCCTGTATATGGATTCAATCAACTAGAATTTACCGCATCTCCTACTAACGGTGGTACCATTAGCATTGTTCCTACTTCGGGTAATACTTTAAATATTGATGTGAACTTTACAGGTGTTTCAACGGCAATAAATAGTAGGACATACTACTTGGGTCAGGAATTCGCAAAAGGAGTATCAAATCCAGAATCTCAAAAATATTCTGGTGATATCGTTTATGTTGATAATAGACCTTCTGTTACCCGATCCTCTTCTCAGAAAGAAGATGTTAAAGTTATCTTGCAATTCTAAGAGATATGCCACAGGAAACTAATCTAAACGTCGCTCCATATTTTGACGATTTTGATCCTAAACAAAATTATTATAAGATTCTTTTCAAACCTGGCTATCCAGTTCAGGCTAGAGAATTAACTGGTCTGCAGTCAATTCTTCAGAATCAAGTCGAAGACATGGGTAACCATTTCTTCAAAGAAGGTGCTAAGGTTATTCCTGGTGATTTGACTTATGTCAAAGACTTTTATGGAATTCAGATTGAACCCGAGTTTCTTGGTATACCTGTAAGTGTATATCTTGATCAGATAGTTGGGACGATTATTACTGGACAATCGTCAAATGTAACTGCACGTGTTGTAACGTATATCACTGAGGATGAATCAGATAGAGGAACTTATACCTTATATGTTAACTACGAAAACTCATCTTCTGAGGAAGATGTAAGTACTTTTATCAGTGGAGAAGTTTTAACCACAAGTACAAATATTAATTACGCATCGACTTTCATTGCATCTGGTGAAGGATTCTGTTCTACAATCCCCCAGAATGCTCCTGTTATCGGTTCGTCCTTTAACCTTTCACAAGGAATTTATTTCCTGAGAGGTTATTTTGTTGATGTTGCAACTCAGACTCTAATTCTTGATCAGTATAGTAATACTCCATCTTATAGAGTTGGTCTTGATGTTGTTGAGGAGATTATTTCTTCCGATGTTGACCCATTACTGAATGATAATGCACAAGGATTTAATAACTATACTGCACCTGGTGCAGATAGACTTAAGATAACCGCAGTATTGGCTAAAAAGCCTCTCGACAATTTTGATGAAAGTAACTTTGTTCAACTTTCAGAAGTCAGTAATGGTACTCTAAGACTAATCAATAGAGATACTGAATATAATTTTCTAGGTGATGAGTTTGCAAAAAGAACTTTTGATGAATCTGGTCATTATTATGTAAAAGAATTTGTTACTACTGTAAAAAACAGTCTGAACAATGAAGAAGGAAACCGAGGAATATATAATCCCGGCCAAACTACCGAGTCTGGAAATACACCTGATGACAATATCGGAGTCTATAAAATTTCTCCTGGTAAGGCATATGTCAAAGGTTATGAAGTAGAAACTATCGTACCTTCTCTAATTGATTTTCCAAAACCAAGAGCAACTAAGCAATTAAAGAATCAAGGTCTTAATTTTGGTTTCGGTCCAACTATAGCACTTAATAGAGTCTTTGGATCTCCGACTATTGGTATTAATACCACAAATACTCTGAGTCTTAGAAGTAGAAGAGTTGGTTCAAATCAAGAAACTGCACCAGGTAAAGAAATTGGTATTGCAAGAATCTATGACTTTGCACTTGAGTCTGGTTCTTACGACACAAATTTCCCAGACTTAAATGTTTGGGATCTATCACTTTTTGATGTTCAGACATACACTGATATCACACTCAATGAGCCAGTAACACTTAACACATCTTCCTATGTGAAAGGTGAGTCAAGTGGTGCAACTGGGTTCCTTAAGTATTCTGTAAATGCAGGAACAGCAATTACTGCATACAGTGTTGAGGGTGATTTCTTTAAAGGTGAAAGACTTCTATTCAATGGTGTTCTTGAGAATGCAAGATTTGTTACTGAGTCAACTAACTTCTCACTGTCAGATACTAAATCAGTATTTGGTATTGTAGGAACTGGTAATACATTTACTGCGGATATTATTCAGACCCCAGTTTATGATATCGGTAATGCAACATGTTCACCAGAAGTTGGTAATTCTTCAAGAATTTCAATTCCAGTAGATCCGGGTTTCTCTTTTGTTGGTATTGTCACTGTTGGTAACCTCGTAAGATTCTCTAGAACTAATCTGGATACCGTAACATTTACAAGAGTGACTGGAGTTGGTAGAACCAATATTACAGTCGAGGGTGTAACAACAGTTCCCGGTATTTGTGATGGTAATCTTCCTACAGGAAGTAGTGAAGCTATTTCTAATGTACAAATAATTAGTACTAGAGCCCAAAGAAACGCCGGTTCTGGTAATATTACCGATAACGAATCACTGTATAGTGCATTCCCCAAGAGTAATGTCGCATCTGTAGATTTAATTAATTCTGATATTATCATCAGAAGACAGTATAATACAAATATCACATCTAACTCTACTGCGGTTATCAATGCAGGAGATAACGAAGTATTCTTACCCTTTGACGAAGAAAGATATACTTTAATCAGGTCAAATGGTCAGACGGAAGTTCTCACCCAAGATAGATTTGTATTTACTAATGGATTTGCATCAGTTCAAATTACTGGTCTGGGTGCAAACGATGTTAACACTCAACTCATTACTACAATTAAAAAAAGTAATGTTACATCTAAAACTAAACTAAATTCTGTCTCTAACAGTCTTATTATTGACAAGTCAAGTTCATCTGCATCTGGTATTGGTTCTACAACTCTAGATGATGGATTGGTTGCAGGAGATTATCCATTCGGAACAAGAGTACAAGACGAAGTTATTTGTCTGAATATCCCAGATGTGACTAAGATTTATGGTGTATTTCAGTCTGATGATGTAGGAGATCCTACTGCCCCATATATGACACTATCTCAAATGAATGGTGTTAGTGGTACAACTAATGATTTGTTTATCGGCGAGACTCTGACTGGTCAAACTAGTGGTGCTAAGGCAATATATATTGAGAAATTTACAGATACTAAAGTATATTTTATCTACTTAAATAGTTCAACTTTCCAAAATGGAGAAGTTGTATCGGGTAATCTATCTTCAACCAATGGTATTGCAAATACTGTAAAATTGGGTTCCAAAAATATTACCAAAGATTTCAAGTTCTCTAATGGACAGAAAGGTGGATATTATGATTATTCAAGAATTATCAGAAAGGGTTCTGCAGGAATTCCTTCTAGAAGACTGAGAGTTTACTATCAAAATGCCCATTATGATCCTGCGGACCAAGGTGATATCACCACAGTAAACTCGTATAATAATTTTGATTATGCAAAATTGTCCACAGTAAATGGACATAGAAATTCTGATATTATTGATGCAAGACCTAGAGTAACTGATTATACTGTTGTTGCTGGTGCAAGATCACCACTAGAATTTGATGGTAGAAACTTTGCAGATGATGTTGATGGGAATCAACACAGTTCTACCCATATTATCGCTTCTGATGAAGTAATGACTCTTGGTTATGAATATTATCTTCCGAGAGCAGATAGGGTTTATATTGATAAATCTGGTTCTATAAGTGTAATTCAAGGTACTCCTCAGGACCAACCAAGACTTCCTGATAGTATCAGTGGAGCAATGAATATTGCGAATGTTTTCCTACCCGCATACTTATACAATACATCTGATGCAAAAATTAATTTTGTAGAGCATAAGAGATATCAGATGACTGATATCGCTAAACTTGAACAGAGAATTAAAAATCTTGAGTACTACACTTCCTTGAGTCAGATTGAGACAAATACTCTCAATTTGTTTGTAGAAGATGTAAATGGTAATAATAAGTTTAAGTCTGGTATTTTTGTAGATAACTTCTCTTCTCTTGAACCACAAGATTCTACGATTGGTATCAAGAATAGTATTGATACTAAGAAAGGTATTCTAAGACCCTCCCATTACACTACTGCAATTAATCTTCAGCTAGGAACAACTGCAATTCCTGGAATTGGGGCAACTTCTGACGCAAACCAAGATTCCCAATTTGCAGAGATTTTTGGTAATGGTATCAAACAAACAGGAAGAATTATTACTCTTGACTATACTGATCAATCTTGGTTGACACAACCATATGCAACAAGAATTGAAAGTGTCACTCCTTTCCTAATTCAGTTCTGGCAAGGCACCATTGAGTTGACTCCAGATGTTGATGTTTGGATTGATGTCAATAGACTTGAGATTAATAATGTAATGATGGAAGGTTCTTTCCAAGGTATTGCAGAATCTCTTAGCGCAGAAGTCACAACCAATGCTGATGGTTCAAGAACTGGTGTAAGTCCTGTTCTTTGGAATTCATGGGAAACTGTTGGTGTCAATATAGACATGTCATTGTCAAATGTTCAACAATTCCTTCAAGGTGCATCTGATGTAATATCAAATGGTCTTGTAGACAATCTTCTTCGTGGAAGAGATGTTGGGGTTGACCAGATCATTGATGCAAGTGATGCAATTGTCAATAATATTTCTGCAAGGGGTGGAATTACACAGGATCAACAAAGATCTGGAACACAATTAACAGTTAATGAAGTAATTGAGACAGAATCTCTTGGAGATAGAGTTGTAAGAAGAGATATCATTCACTTCATGAGATCTCGAAATATTGAAGTTACTGCAACAAAATTCAGACCTTACACTAGACTTTATTCATTCTTTGATCAAGTAGATGTCAACAAGTTTGTTGTACCTAAGTTGATTGAAATTGAAATGACTCATGGTGCATTCGTTATCGGTGAAACTGTTAATGGTAGATTGAATGACGGTGGTTCTAGAAGAAATAATTCTAGTTCTGTTCCACGTATCGACTTTAGAGTTGCAAAGTCTGACCATAAGTACGGTCCATATAATAATCCAACAGATCTATATGATCAAAGTCCATATGATAGAAACGTTTCTGTCAATTCTGTTTATTCAGAATCGTCTAGTACTGTAAACGTAGACACATTCAGTCTTTCTTCTGAAGATTTTCCACAGTTTAGTGGTTACATCACAAAGGGAATGATTCTGACGGGTAGGACTAGTGGTGCTCAAGCAAAAATCACTAACGTAAGACTTATCAGTGATACTGTTGGTACTCTACAGGCATCATTCAGAGTACCTGATGGTGCAAATAATGCCAACCCAACGTTTGAAACTGGTAGGTCAAGATTTAGACTTACCAGTAGTAAGATTAACAGTCAAATTGAAGGGGCAACAACCACTGCAGGAGAGGGAACATTCTATTCACAGGGTAATGTAGATACTACTCAAGAATCAACACTCTCTTTGAGAAATACTACTGTTGAAACTGTAGACTCCAGTCAATCGAGAAGTCTTGGTAATAATTTCACATCTAATATCGGGCAAAATTTTATTACCAATGTTATACGAAGACCAACTCCACCACCTCGGCCGCAAAATAATGCACGAGACCCTCTCGCACAAACATTCCGTGTTGATGATGAGACTGGAATTTTTATCACCAAAGTCAATGTATTCTTCCAGTCAAAAGATGCAAACACTCCAGCAACTTTCCAGTTGAGAGAATGTAAACTTGGAACACCAACAGAGACTGTTCTTGCTTTCTCTGAAGTTGATATTGAACCTGCAGACGTAACAGTCAGTGATGATGGTTCTGTTCCATATACTATTACATTACCATCTCCAGTATACCTAAACGGTGGAACTGAATACGCTATGGTTCTACTGTCACACTCGGTTGAGTGGAGAGTATGGATTAGTAGATTAGGTGAGGCTGACGTAAGAACTGTAGACCAAGAGGCTGGTCAGATTCTTGTAACAGAACAACCTCTTCTTGGTTCTTTGTTTAAATCTCAAAATGCTTCAGTATGGACTCCAAGTCAGTATGAAGACCTTAAGTTTGAGATGTTTAGAGCTTCGTTTAGTCCATCTGGTAACGTTCAGTTCTTTAATCCAAATCTACCCACATCACTTTCACAGATTGATCCAACTGGTCTCTCTATGAATTCTAGAGAAATTAGGGTTGGTCTTGGAACTACAGTTCAAGATACTGACCTAACTGTAGGTAATACTGTTAAACAACTCAATATTGGCGCAACTGGTACGTTGGTCGCATTTGCAGGATCTGCAACATCAAGTCTTTCACTTACAAACACTGGTAGTGGATATGTACCGGCAAGTGGTAGTCAATCTTATACTGGAGTTGCACTAACTTCGATTACCGGTAAGGGATTGAATGCTACTGCAAATATTACTATTACTGATGGTTCTGCTACTGCGGCAACTATAAACAATGGTGGTGTTGGTTATGTTGTTGGGGACGTATTAACCCCAGTCAACTTGGGTGGTGTTAATCTTGGTTCTGGAATGCAACTTTCTGTTAATGCAATTCTTGGAAATAACACTTTGATATTGGATAATGTTCAAGGCAACTTTATCGCTAATGCAAGTTACCCACTATACTATGATAACAATAGTGGTATTACGACAGAACTTAATTCTAGTGTTGGTGGAGATGTAATTCCAGTTTCTCCAATAAACGTCGTAACCAATGGTGATTATATTAAGGTGTTCCAAAGAAATCATGGTCTATACTCGAATGTAAATAGACTTGATCTCGCCGAAGTAGCTTCAGATACTATACCAACCGGTCTTGCTCAAGAATATTCGTTCAATTCAACTTCATTTATTGTTCTTGATGGTGGAGAAAGTGAATTCACTACATTTGAAAATATTGGAGTTGGTGCTACTAACCCCGGTTACATTAAGATCGGAGATGAAATTATCAGTTACAATGGTATTAATGGTAGAACATTGACGGGTATTGTAAGAGGAGTAGATAATACGACGATTGCAACTCATGATATGGGAGAACTTGTTACTAAGTATCAATTGAATGGTGTTTCGCTGAGAAGAATTAATAGACAACATCTACTTTCAAATGTCAATGCAAGTGATTTGGTAGAGGCACCTATTGGTTTGGATTACTATTACATCAAAGTTCAGATGAATGTTGGTGGTGTGAATAGAGCACCTGGTAATGCAGATGGTTTCCCACCTTTATACTTCAATGAAAGAACTGTTGGTGGTGGTCCAGATGTCACAGGTTCCTATAACCTACCTTTCTCGTTGATTACACCAAAAGTGACTACAATCACACCAACTGGTACTAATATTATCACTCAAGTAAGAACAGTCTCTGCATCAAGTATTTCTGGAAATCAACAGTCATATGTCGATGAGGGTTACGAACAAATCAATATCTTCAGTAAAAATTACTTCAACTCTCAGAGAATGATTGCATCACCACTGAATGAGTCTCTATATTTGAATAGTGACACATATCCTGGTCAGAAATCATTCTCCATGTTGTTCAGTATGTTTAGTACTGATGACAGATTGAGTCCTGCAATTGACCTGGATAACGCTTCTGTAGTCTTTACTTCAAATAGAGTAAATAAACCAGTTACTAATTATGCATCTGACTTTAGAGTCAATGGTACGGAGACTGACCCAAACTCGTTCGTATATGTTTCCAAGAATATTGTTCTTGAGAATCCTGCAACTTCTCTTCAAGTTATATTGGATGCATACATTTCTAATAACAATGATATTAGATTGTTCTATGCGGTGAATCAAGACACTAAACCGGAAGAGACAGTCTTTATCCCATTCCCAGGATATTCGAATGTTGCAAGTAATGGTGCTATTATTGATATCTCAAACAATAATGGTACATCTGATGTAAAAGTACCTAAGATTGATTCCTATCAACCAGAGCCGTCTGTGAACCTCTACAAGGAGTATAAATTCACAATAAATGACTTAGTACCATTTGGTTCTTTCCGTATCAAGATAGTGGGTACATCGACTGATCAGTCCAATGCTCCACTGATAAGAAACCTTCGTGCAATTTCGTTCGCTTGATATGAAACAGTTGATACCAGTAGAAGGAATGGAAGGTTATTTTAGAGACTCCTCAACCGGAGCCATTCTTAATAAAAATAACCTTGAGTTCCAAGCTTATGTAAAAAATAGGGATAACATGACTAAGGAGAGACAAAGAATTGATTCTCTTCAGAGTGAAGTGTTGTCTCTAAAAGGTGATATGAGTGATATTAAGAATTTGCTTTCAGATATTACATCGATGTTAAGACCAGACTATAAATAGTCAATATAGAAGTTCTTATATAAATGGCTCAGCCTACCACCAGACAAGAATTTACCGATTATGTTTTGAGACAACTTGGTGCTCCTGTTTTGGAGGTCAATGTTGCTGACGAACAGGTTCAAGATCTTATTGATGATGCAATTCAATATTTCAATGAGAGACACTTTGATGGTGTTACCCAGGTATATTTGAAGTATCAGATAACTCAAGACGATGTTAACAGGGGAAGAGCAAGACCACCTGGTGCTCCTCAAAACGAGAGTGGAACTACTGGTATTGCGTCAACATCAGCTACTGCAAATATTGTAGGAACTGCAACAACATTTACATACTATCAAAACAGTAATTATATACAACTTCCACCCTCAATCATTGGAGTGAATAAAGCATTTCAGTTTGGTGGTGGAATGGGACAAGGAATGTTCAATGTCAAGTATCAAATGATGTTGAATGATTTTATTGGTCTCAATGGATGGGGTGCTTCGGGGTATGATTTGACATCGTACTCGATGACGATGAGTTATTTGGAGACAGTTAACTTTATTCTAAACACTCACAAACAGATTAGATTTAATCAGAGAACTGATAGGTTGTATTTGGATATTGATTGGAGTGAGTTACAGGTTGGTGAGTTTCTTGTTCTTGATTGTTGGGCAGCAAATGACCCTAATGAGTATTCGAGAATTTGGAACGATTCGTTCTTGAAACCATATGTAACTGCCCTTGTTAAAAAACAGTGGGGTCAGAATTTGATTAAGTTCCAGGGTGTGAAACTTCCAGGTGGTATTGAATTTAATGGAAGACAAATATATGAAGACGGTCAAGCAGATCTTGATAAGATCCAAGAGAAGATGATGAGTACATATGAACTTCCACCTTTAGATCTTATTGGCTAATACATTATGCTCAACCCATTTTTCCTGAACGGTAGTAAAACTGAGCAGAATCTAGTCCAGAGTCTTGTCAACGAACAGTTGAGGATGTATGGAATAGAAGTCTATTACTTACCCAGAAGGTATGTTACAACGAATACTGTTATCAAAGAAGTTATTCAATCTGACTTCACTAATGCATATCCTATTGAAGCGTATGTAGATAACTATGAAGGATATACTGGTCAGGGAAGTATTCTCTCGAAATTTGGTATTGAAAATAGAGATGACTTACAACTTGTCATTTCAAAAGAAAGATATGAGAATTATATTACACCACTGATTAAAGATGTTCCAGATATTGAACTTTCGACACGACCAAAAGAGGGTGACTTAATATACTTCCCTCTTGGGGATAGGTTATTTGAAATTAAGTTTGTAGAACATGAACAACCCTTCTATCAACTCAAGAAGACATATGTCTATGAGTTAAGATGTGAACTCTTCCGTTATGAAGACGAAGTTATTGATACTGGTATTGAAGATATTGATGATGAGATTGCACAGATTGGTTACATTCAGACACTAACACTAATTGGTGCTGGTAGATCTGCAACAGCAACCGCACAGGTATGTCCAGCAGGTGCAGTGAGTCAGGTAACCATTACCAATATGGGTAAGGATTATGTGACACAACCTCAAGTTGGTTTCTCTTCAGCACCTCCAGGAGGAATTACTGCTACAGGTATTGCATCACTATCTTACAACTATCCAAATTGCAATGGTATAGGTGGTAGAATTTCTGCTATTCATATGACAGATGCTGGTTGTGGATATAATGTTGCACCTTGGGTATCAATAACTGGAGATACTGGTGTTGGTGCAGCTGCAACTACTGGTATTTCTACAGACGGTTCTGTTCGTAAAATCACAGTTACCGATGGTGGTTCTGGATATATCAAACCACCTAATGTTTCTATTGGTTTGACCGCAGGTACCTATCCACTATTCAGTGATACTAATTATTATTGGGATTCTTCTGTTACAACATTCGATTCATTCTACCCATCACCATCTAGATATGCAGTTGGTCTTGCTACAATTAGTGCAGGTATTGTTACAGCAATTTATGTTATTGATGGTGGTTCTGGATATGACACCAACCCAGTCGTAATTATTGATCCGCCGTTTGTCGATAATCCTGATATTAGTGTTGGTGGAATGTTCGTATTTAATGAGATTGTAACCGGTTCTCTATCTGGTACAACTGCAAGGGTCAAGGAATGGAATGGTGTTACAAATATTATGGAGATCAGTATTGTAAGTGGTAATTTTGTTCCACAAGAATATATAACCGGTAGTACATCTGGAGCAAAGTATGTAATTGGTTCTGTAAATACTGATGATTTAGTCACACCATTTGCAGATAATGATAACATTGAGTCAGAAGCAAAAACAATTTTAGATTTCTCAACATCCAATCCATTTGGTATGCCCTGATAAATAGAAGTATATGTCTTCAAAGTAATGTTTGAATATTTTTACAATGAGATCTTTAGATCTGTAATTATTGGATTTGGTTCTTTATTCAATGGAATCCAAATTCAACATAAAGATGAGAATGACTCCACCTTTAGTGTCATCAAAGTTCCTCTTGCTTACGGACCTACTCAAAAATTTCTTGCAAGACTGAAACAGAACCCAGACTTGAATGCACCAGTTCAAATGACACTTCCGAGGATGTCATTTGAATTTACAAATCTGGCATATGATTCCTCAAGAAAATCAACACAAACGCAGACAGTAGTTTATACAAGTTCTGATGGAACAGAGACGAAGAAAGGATATCTTCCTGTTCCATATAACATGACAATCACTCTTTCAATTTACACCAAATTGAATGATGATATGCTTCAAATTATTGAACAAATTGTTCCTTACTTTCAACCAGGATATACCCTTCCTATCAAGTTCTTGGGTAATCTGAATGAAGTAATCAATGTTCCGGTTCAACTGGATAACATTGTTATGAGTGATGATTATGAAGGTAATTTTGATACAAGAAGAGCACTTATATACACTCTGACATTTACGGCAAAGACTTATGTCTTTGGTCCTCTTAAGGATGTTTCTTCGGACATCATCAAAAAGGTTTCTATTGGTTATGTTGCTGGTTCCACCAGTGGTAATTCATATGAAAGAGATGTTACATATCAAGTTACTCCAAGGGCAGTTAAAGATTATGATGGTGTAGTTGCAACTCTACTTTCGGAGAATGTTGATATGGTAGAAACCATCATTGATGTTGATGATGGAACTAAGATTCCAGAGAAGTCATATATTTACATTGGTCAAGAAGAAATGTATGTGGAGAATGTGACAGGAAATAGACTAGTAGTTAAGAGAGCTCAAGATAAGTCACCACTACAAAATCATTTACTTGGAGAGAAAGTATATACAATAACTCAATCGGATAATGAACAAATTGAAGTTGGTGACAATTTCGGTTTTGATGGAAATCTTTTCTGAGGTAAATCATGGATAAGTATGAAAAGCTCAATGAAACTTTTGATGTTGAACCAATAGAGGTAACACCAGAAAAGAATGTTATTGAGAAGAGAATTGAAAGGTATGAAAATTCCAAGGAAGATATTCGTAAAGACTACGAATATACCAGAGGTAATTTATACTCAATCATTGAAAAGGGTCAGGAAGCAATCAATGGTATTCTTGAACTAGCTCAAGAAAGTGAGATGCCGAGAGCATATGAAGTTGCTGGTCAATTAATTAAGAGTGTCTCTGATGCAACTGATAAGTTGATGGACCTTCAGAAGAAGTTGAAAGATGTTAATAAGGAAGAGGAATTGAAAGGACCAACAACCGTCAATAATGCTCTTTTTGTTGGTTCAACTGCAGACCTTCAGAAGATGTTAAAGAATGCAGGTAAGGACCTAAATACTTAAAAAAATACAATGGCTGCTGAATCAGTAAATATACAAATCGACAAAGGTACAGATTTTTCACAGAATTTTGTGATGAAAAATCCTGACCAGACTATTATCGATTTGACTGGTTACACTGGGGTTTCTAAAATTAGAAAATATCCAGAAGATGTACTCAATGTTCAGAGTTTTACTGTAGGTATTGCATCAACTACCGGAACAATTACGTTGTCGATGGGAACTTCAATTACATCGAATTTGACTGTAGGTAGAAACTACTATGATATTCTTGTAACCTCTGGTTCGAATGTAGTATCGAAGGTTTTTGAGGGTTCAGTTATTGTGAATTCAACTATATCTGTGTAAAAATGGATAACTTAGGAGATTTCTTTTCTCTTATTGGTGAAGAGAAGAAAAAAAGTAAAGAAAAGAATAAAGAAATACTTGGGGAGGTATCCCTTGGAGACCTTTTCTCAAGTTTGAGTGAAGAAAAACGGAAGGTTAAAGAAAAAAACTTAAAAAAAGAAAAAGAACTAGATAAAATTAAAAAAGATGCTAAGATTTTTGAAGCATTTTTGTTCAATGAAACCCCGAAGGTAGAACAAAGTGCGATAAAAGCAGTAAAGGTTTTAGAAACTGAACTGGTAAATCTTAAAAGTACATCTTATAAGTCAATTGATAGACTTATGAGAGGGATTAGTGCAGAGTATAATATTACACCAACCAAATTACATAATCAATTTAAAGAAAAACATAATCTTATACCTGATGATTGGGTAAAACAACAGAAGGAAGAAGTAGATACTAGTAACTGGAAGGATGATTATAAACCACTTAAGATAGAAACTGAAGATATTATCACACCAGAACCATTAAAACCAACAGAAGGTCTTGGTAGTGAGATAGTATCTAAAGAAGAAAGTACTATTGATAAAACTCTTGAGATTTTGGAACAATTGATTCCAGAAGAAGAACAACTCAATGAGTCTGAAACTGAGATGGCTCGAATGAAGCGTGAGGTTGGCCAACTTCGTAAGATGTTTTATCAAACCATTCAGAAGGTTGAAGTCCAAGGTGGTGGTGGTGAAGTCAGACTTGAATTCTTGGATGATGTTGACAGAGACAGTGCCAAGGTCAATGACAAAGTACTTAAATATCAAACATCTACTGGTAAGTGGGTTGGTGCTGATGCAGGTTATGCACATACTGCAGGTATCTCCACAACATCAGAATTTGCAACTAACTCAAGTTATGCCCATGTTGCTGGTATTGCAACTTATGCGACCACTGCAGGAGTTGCAACTAATGCACAAGGTCTGACTGGCATACCAAATATTATTGTTAATAGTCTGACTGCACAAAAGGCGGACATCATAAGTAATATCAACATAACTGGTATTGCTACTGTTGGCTTTATTTCAGCTAGTAATGCTACTATTTCTGGTATTATTACTTCACAGAGCTTTGATTCTTTATCAGATAGGCGTGTTAAGGAGAATATAAGAGTTATTGCTAGTCCACTGGATAAGGTTTCCAAGTTGAATGGTGTTCACTTTGACTTCATTAACACCCATAAGCCTTCTATGGGTGTTATTGCTCAGGAAGTTGAAGAGGTATTCCCCGAGCTAATTGCAGGTTCTTTCCCCAAATCAGTGAACTACAATGGTTTGATTGGTCTATTGATTGAGTCTGTTAAAGAGCTCAAAGATGAGAATGAACTTCTCAAATCTAGGTTAGATAAACTCGAAGCAAGATAGAATATAAATATATAATGAACTACTTGATGTAGTTTATTTTGTATGTACATTCAATAATGACATTTATGTAGACCAGATTAGAAGAAAGACTGGCAATAGTACAAACACAAAAATCCAGTTGAATGCTGGACAGATGAAACTTTTTGCAGGTAATGGAACTACTGCAAAAATATCTCTGATATTGTCTCCTGCAGTAATTGAAGTAACAAACCCAGACGCAAGGTCTGTACCATTACCTAAAAAGTTATATAACTCACTAAAATTTTTATTTGTCTTATCTCCTGCTTGAAAAAGGGTATCTCCGGTTCCGTCATTTGGAGCAGTACCGGTATTAATACCAAGTCTCGCCATCTTTATTAGGTATCTGTTAGTATTAGTATTTAGTTATAAATAATAAAACAGAACTCTTTCTTTGATATGCAGGAAGGTAATCTACATAAGTGGTTTAAGGGATCCAAGTCTAAAGACGGTAAGTCTGGTTGGGTCAATGTAGTCACTGGTGGTACTTGTGCTAGTGATAAACCAGGTGAAGGAACACCTAAATGTGTATCTTCTTCAAAGAGGGCCAGTATGACTCCTGCCGAAAGGAAGTCTGCACAAAGAAGAAAGAAAGCTGCAGACCCAAACCAACAATCAAAGTCTGGTGCTGCAAAACCAACTTACGTTTCAACTGACAAACCAAAGAAGAAAATGAAGGAAGAAATGGAAATCAACGAAGCGGACAAAAAGGGTAAAAGTAGTGGTAAGAAGGATGCATGTTACCACAAGGTAAAGGCATCTGCTTCTGTATGGCCTTCTGCTTATGCTTCTGGTCGTTTGGTTCAGTGTCGTAAGAAAGGTGCTGCCAACTATGGTAAGTCAAAGAAGAACGAAGAATTCATGGCTCTTCCAGAATTCACTGACCTTCAAATCAGATGTATGAAAGCCGCAGGTGTTGAAGTAGAAGTTCTTGATGAGAAGTGTTGGGTTGGGTATACCCAGAAGGGTATGAAGAAGAAGGGTAAAAAAGTAGTCCCTAATTGTGTTCCTGTTGGTGAAGGATATGCACCTGGTGATGTAGATCAGAAAGTCGGTGCTGTCACTGCTATTCCTAAGAGCGAACAAGATGCTGCCAGAGCAAGATTACTTGCCAAGACAAAGGCAAAAATGAAGAAGGAAGAAGTTGAGATTGAAGAAGCAACCAGAGTTCCTGCACAGAATGGTAATGTTTACTTGGTAGGTTTTACCTGGAGAGGTAAGTATATGATGATGAAACTCTTCTTCCCTGAAGTTAAGAGACCATCTAGAAAAGAAGTTACTAGTGCTCTTGAGAAGATTTATCCTGGTTGTTATCTTCAAAGATTTGACCTTGCACCATACAACCCAAGTGAGCCTATGATTAATGTAGGTGTCCGTGAAGAAGTAGAAGAACTCGAAGAGAAGTCTGCTGCATGGCAGAGAAAGGAAGGTAAGAACAAAGAAGGTGGATTGAACGAGAAAGGACGTAAGTCTTACGAACGTGAAAATCCTGGTTCTGATCTCAAGGCTCCTCAACCTGAAGGGGGTCCTAGAAAAAGATCCTTCTGTGCAAGAATGGGTGGAGTCAAGGGACCAATGAAGAAACCTAATGGCGAACCCACTCGTAAGGCTCTTGCTCTTAGAAAGTGGAAGTGCTGATGAAAGACTTTAAAGATTTTATACAGGAATCAGTCACTATTCATGGTGACTTTAATGGAACACTCAATGTAGGTGGTGATAATTCTGTCTCTCCAGAACAGCAGGTGGAAGAGAACTATAAGTATCTTGCAGACTTTGTTTGGATGGGTAGTATTTACAGAGTACAGTTAGAACAGGCTGACTCAGTAAGACTACCAACTAATCAGGAATTAGCAGAACAACTTCAAGGTGAATATCCTGGAGCAATTGTTCAAAGAGTATATCCAGTAGAACAAAAACCAACAGTGAAATTTGGTGATGTAAGAAGATATCACCCTGGCAAATTACAGTGGGAAAATTATGGCACAGTGGAATAAGAATACACAAGATTATCTAAACCAGGAGAGAACACTTCACGAAGTTTACATGTGTGCCGACAGATACGGCAACATTGGTGATTGTGGAGTAACTACTGGCACAAGTGGTGGATCAGTTGATGCTTTTGGAAGATCAAGAGTATCGATGCCATATACTCTTGCCGACTATACACACATTTATGGTGAAGAAGTAGAACTTCTTACGAAAACTGTTGGTGCTGGTGCTACAACCGAAGTAAATCCAAATACAGCATCTATTGCATTAATTGTTGGAACTGGTGCAACGGATCAGGTTATTCACCAATCTAGAATGTATCACCATTACATGCCAGGTAAGTCTCAATCTATAATGACAAGTTTTAATTTTCTTGATGTAAGAGAAAATACAACAAAGAAAGTGGGATATTATGATGATAGAAATGGTATATTTGTTCAACAAGAAGGAGACGGAACTGTTTCTGTTGTAAAAAGATCTTTTAATACTGGAATTGCCAGTGATACAGTTGTTAATCAGGTTAATTGGAATTTAGATCCTATGGATGGTACTGGTATTACCAGTATATCTTTGGACTTCACTAAAACACAGTTGTTTGCAACAGACTTTCAGTGGTTGGGTGTGGGTAGGATAAGATGTGGATTTGTTCTGGGTGGGAGAACTATATACTTCCACGAATTCAATCATTCAAATATTGAAGAACATGCATATTGGTCACTTCCATCACTTCCAATTAGATGTGAGATTGCTAATACAGGAGCTGCTGTTGGTATTACATCAATGGAACAAATCTGTTCCACTGTATTGAGTGAAGGTGGATATAAAGAAACAGGTGTTGAATTTGCAGCGTTTAATGGACCAATTACCTTATCAAGAAATACACAAAGCACATTTAGACAATGTGTAGGTGCTATTAGACTATCTAATACATTCAAAGGAATTCCAAATAGAACAACAGTTAGATTGACTGATATTGAAGTATTGAGTGCTTCCACAAGTTGTAGACTTGAGATTTGGAGATTACCAAGTAACGATAATATTACAGGTGGAACTTGGGAAAGTACTAACGATGATTCTGCAGTTGAATATAATGTTACAGCAGGAACTAATTTTACAACAACTGGTGGAGACTTGAAAAACGCATCATTACTTGCTGCAAATAATCCATCAGGAAAACAAGCATCATCCACAGTTGCGTTTGATCCAACCTCGGCTAAAAGATCTTATATTGCACAAAACATTGATGCCGATGATAGTAACATCTTTGCTATTATTGTAACAAATTTGTCTGATAATACTGATACAGATATTTACAATGCATTTCAGTGGAGAGAAACTAGGTAATTTTTATGAGTAATGATGTTTATTTAGGAAATCCGCTGCTGAAAAAGGCGAATACCGCGATTGAGTTTACACAAGAGAATATTGAAGAGTATATCAAATGTAAACAGGATCCGGTATACTTTGCAAATAATTATGTAAAGATTGTGACCTTGGACCATGGTCTTCAGCCATTCAAGACTTATGATTTCCAAGAAAAGTTAATCAATAATTTCCACGAGAACAGATTTAATATCTGTAAGATGCCTAGACAGACTGGTAAGTCAACCACCTGTGTGTCGTATCTACTTCATTATGCTATCTTTAATGATAGTGTCAACATTGGTATCCTGGCAAACAAAGCCACAACGGCAAGAGAACTATTAGCAAGACTGGCTACTGCATATGAGAACTTACCCAAGTGGATGCAACAGGGTATTCTTGTATGGAACAAAGGTAATATTGAATTAGAGAACGGTAGTAAGATACTTGCAGCTTCTACCTCAGCATCAGCTGTTCGAGGTATGTCTTTTAACATCCTCTTCTTGGACGAATTTGCATTCGTCCCAAATCATGTTGCTGATGCATTCTTTGCATCTGTTTATCCTACGATTACTTCTGGTAAATCAACGAAGGTAATTATTGTTTCTACCCCTCACGGGATGAACCACTTCTATCGAATGTGGCATGATGCAGAGAGGGCAAAGAACGAATATATTCCAACTGATGTTCACTGGTCAGAAGTTCCTGGTAGGGATGAAGTCTGGAAAGAACAGACAATCAAGAACACTTCTGAACAACAGTTCAAGATTGAGTTTGAGTGCGTTGGAGGTGATACATTGGTAGAAGTTGAGAAAGATGATGTTATCAGTAAGATGAGGATAGAGGATTTATACAATACAATGTGAGGGCAAATGTATAAAATAAACAACAATATAAAAGTAAAGACACCAACTGGATTTCAATCATTTAGTGGAATACAGAAAGTTTTCAAACCATTTTATCATTGGATTATTTTTGATGATGGAAGTGAGATAAAATGTTCTGATAATCATTCATTTGGGAGTGAAAAGATAAAGGCATCTTCTCTAAAACTTGATGATATTATTCAAGGAAAAAAAGTTGTATATAATGAAATAGTTGAGGAAGGAATATACTTATATGATTTATTGGACGTAGGGGAAGAAAACCTATACATTACCAATAAAATAGTTTCACATAATTGTGAATTCCTTGGGTCTGTTGATACATTGATTGCACCAAGTAAACTCAAAACTCTGGTGTATGATAATCCAATTCAAACAAGTGCAGGACTAGATGTTCATGTTGCACCAATTCCTGACCACGATTATATTGTAACTGTTGACGTTGCAAGAGGAGTAGGTAATGACTACTCTGCATTTATTATTACTGATATTACTACATTCCCACATAGAGTTGTGGCGAAGTATAGGAACAATGAAATCAAACCGATGTTGTTCCCTAACATCATTTTTCAGTTAGCAAAGAAATATAACAATGCATTTGTTCTTTGTGAGGTCAATGATATTGGAGACCAGGTTGCAAGTATTCTTCAATATGACTTGGAATATCAGAATGTTCTGATGTGTGCAATGAGGGGTAGGGCAGGACAAGTTGTAGGACAGGGTTTCTCTGGAACTAAAACCCAACTTGGTGTCAAGATGTCCAAGACTGTCAAAAAGATTGGGTCACTTAATCTTAAGACAATGATTGAAGAAGATAAACTTATCTTCAATGACTATGAGATTATTTCAGAACTGACTACATTTATCTCAAAGAGTAATTCATTTGAGGCAGAAGAAGGTTGTAATGATGACCTTGCAATGTGTCTAGTCATTTATGCATGGTTAGTTGCACAGGATTACTTTAAAGAACTAACTGACCAAGATGTTCGTAAGAGACTGTATGAAGAACAGAAGAACCAAATCGAACAAGACATGGCACCGTTTGGTTTTATGAATGATGGTTTAGATGAAGGAACCTTTGTAGATAATGAAGGAGATAGGTGGTATACCAAGAGTAATGAGTATGATGAGTATGGAACTGCTGCAGGTGGTTGGGAACTCTGGAACTACTAATGGACTTTGATGAGCAACTAGAACTGGGTCATTTACTTTTAAATGACAGGAGATGTAAAAGTTGTGGTGAGTTCAAAAATCTTGTAGACGATTTTTATAGGACAAGAAAGGATAGAGGAGCAGTTCCTTCTTCCTATTCATATGTCTGTAAAGAGTGTTTTATTGAGTATGTAAAGGAGAAGAAGAAAGATAGAACTCCGAAATCAAGGTGGGAATACCCTGATTGGTAGGGTTTACTTCCTGTTTACCCTATCAAAACCGGGATATTCATAAATATTTTTAGTTAAATGAGTAAAAAAGGAGAGAGAAAACATGGCTACTCCTCAACTATCTCCAGGAGTTTTAGTCAGGGAAGTTGACTTAACTGTTGGAAGAGCTGAGAACGTTCTTGACAACATTGGTGCAATTGCAGGACCCTTTTCATTGGGACCAGTAAATGAACCAATTACGATTGAGACACAGCAACAATTCCTTGATACTTTTGGTAAGCCAATTGGAACTGATAGACAGTACGAGTACTGGATGTCTGGAAATTCATTCCTCTCCTACGGTGGTATTTTAAAAGTTGTTAGAGTCGGTGGAGACACCCTTAATAATGGTAATGCCGGAACTCAACAAGCTTCGGAAGCTGTTAGAATTGATAATCTAGATGATTACGAACAGAATCATCAGACAGACTCCAGTTTCTACTGGGCAGCAAGAAATCCCGGTACATGGTCGAACAGTCTGAAAGTTTGTGTGATTGACAATCTATCAGATCAGATTATTAGTGTCGCTACTACTAATCCAGGTGCATCAGGATTTGTTGTTGGTTATGGTGTTTCTACACCAAAGGTTGGAACTACTATCCCAGGTAATGGTTCACTAATTCAGTTCAATGGCAACCTGAAGGGTATTATCACTGGAGTTACCACGGATGCAGTAAACGGAAATAGTTCGATTGAAGTTAAGGTACTTGCAAGGGTTAACCCGACTACAGAATCTACCACAAACATTGGTTTTACTACAATAAGTAGTATTGGAACAGCAGGTACAACAATACTTTCTGTCGATAGTACATCTGGTATTACTACAGGAACGATTTGTGTTACACAGAATAATAGTGGTATTGATGTTGTAAGTTTTGGTTCTTCTACAGTCACATTGTCCGTAGGTATTGCTCAATCTGCATTGGTTGGTACAGCTGTTACCTATCAAACACTGACATCGATTGCAGGAACTGAAACTCCGATTACTTATCAGAATTATAATCCAGCAAATTCATTCTCTGATGGTGATATACTCACTATCACTCCAGGAACTGGTGGAACCCCAACCACTTCTAGTACTTCTACAGTATCTGACTGGTACGATCAACAAACTCTTGGTCTTACAAATTCTATAGTTTACTGGAGAAATGTAGCACCAAGACCAGTATCCAACAGATTTGCAACTGAAAGATCTGGTGCAAACGATGCAATTCACGTAGTGGTTGTAGACGACAGTGGAGATGTTACCGGAGTTCAGGGTAATATTGTTGAAAGGTTTGTATCGTTGTCTAAGGCTTCTGATGCTACTGCTGATGGAGACAATCCTACTAGGACTTACTACAAGGACTTCATTGCAAACAATTCGAAGTTTGCTTTTGCTGGGTTTAACCCATCGAATGCACAAGATACTTATTGGAATACGATTCCAACAGCATCTGGTTTCTCGACTTCCTTCACACCTTATACAAATGCCGAAGGCCTTTGGGGTCAAGAAGCACAAGGTATTAGTTTCTCCTCACTGGGAAATGTAAGTTATACACTGACTGGTGGTGTTGACTATAGTGCCAATAAGGGTATGACTGCTGACCTTGCTGGTCTGTTACAAGGTTACAATCTATTTGCTAACAAAGATGAGATTGCTGTTGATTATCTAATCATGGGTCCTGGACTTGCGGTAGAAAATGAATCGCAAGCAAAAGCAAATCTTCTGATTTCTATTGCAGAACAGAGAAAGGATTGTATTGCGACTATCTCTCCACATAGAGCTAACGTTGTAAATGTAACCAATTCTACTACACAAACAGCAAACGTATTAGGTTTCTATTCACCTCTTCAATCATCGTCTTATGCGGTGTTTGATACAGGTTATAAGTACACTTACGATAGATTCAATAACGCATTCCGTTATATCCCAACTAATGGTGATATTGCTGGTTTGATGGTAAGAACTGCACTTAATGCGTATCCTTGGTTCTCACCTGCTGGTCTCCAGAGAGGTGTTCTGAACAATGCAGTTAAGATGGCATACAACCCATCCAAGAATCAAAGAGACGAACTCTATGGTGCTAGAGTTAACTCAATCATTAACCAAAGAGGTTCTGGTATTGCACTTTACGGTGACAAGACTGCTCTTGCTTATTCTTCGGCCTTCGATAGAATTAATGTAAGAAGATTGTTCTTGACTGTAGAACAAGCTCTTGAGGGAGCTGCGAATGACCAGTTGTTCGAACTCAATGACTCTAACACTAGAGCAAACTTTGTTAACATTGTCGAACCCTATTTGAGAGATGTTCAAGCTAAGAGAGGTGTTTACGATTTCAGAGTTATTTGTGACGAATCCAATAACACTCCAGATGTCATTGACAACAATGAGTTTAGAGCTGATATCTTCCTGAAGCCAACCAAGTCTATCAACTTCGTCACCTTGACGTTCGTTGCTACTAGAACTGGTGTTGACTTCGAAGAAGTAATTGGTACTGTTTGATTATATTAAATAACTACTAGGAGGATCAACTAATGGCAGAGACCAAATCACTTTCACAATTCAAATCCAGATTAGCGGGCGGTGGCGCCCGCCCCAATCTATTTGAAGTTTCAATTCCATCATTCCCATCGGCAATTTCTGATGCATGGGGTAGTGGCGACCAGTCGGAGAATGGAACATTTAAGTTCCTTTGTAAGGCTGCAGCCCTTCCTGCTTCAAATACACCTTCATTTAATGTACCTTTTAGAGGTAGACAATTGAAGGTTGCTGGAGACAGAACGTTCGATGCATGGGAAGTTACAATCATCAATGATGAGGATTTCCAACTTAGAACAGCGTTCGAAAGATGGGCAAACGTTATCAGTAAACTTGATGATGCAACTGGTGTTACCAACCCATCATCATACATGACCGACGCATATGTTCAACAACTCGGTAGAGGTGCTGAAAGATTTGTAACCACCAATGAAGGTGGTCAGTCCGCGGTTCTGAGGACGTATAAGTTCTTCGATATTTTCCCAACGAATATCAGTCAAATTGACCTTGCATATGGTAGTGGGGATCAGTTAGAAGAATTTACGGTATCATTCGATGTTCAATATTATACAATCGGTAACTCACTGGAGTCTTCTGGTAGTGGTGCTGGTGAAGTTTTGATTGAATGATAAATAACTAGGAGATACACTTCTAGTAAATATATTGCAATGGCGAGACTATTTGGTTACTCAATTGAAGATACCGAAAAAACACCGCCTGGCGTAGTATCTCCGATTCCACCCAATAATCAGGATGGATCGGAGAACTATGTCAGTAGTGGTTTTTTTGGTAGCTACGTAGATATTGAAGGGGTATATAAAAATGAGACTGATCTAATCAGACGATATCGTCAGATGGCACTCTATCCAGAATGTGATAGTGCAATTGAAGACATTGTAAATGAAGCAATTGTTTCAGATACAAATGATACTCCAGTATCAATCGAACTGTCCAATCTAAGTGCAAGTGATAATATCAAGAAAAAGGTAAGAGAAGAGTTTAGATATATTCTCGAACTTCTTGACTTTGATAAGAAGGCACACGAAATCTTTAGGAATTGGTATATTGACGGAAGACTTTACTACAATAAAGTCATTGACCAAAAGAAACCACAAGAGGGTATTCAAGAACTGAGGTATATTGACTCAGCCAAAATGCGTTATGTTCGTAAGTTGAAGAAGAAAGGTCCTGATAGTGTTCAGACCGCACAAACCGCATTTACAAATTCTAACGAAACTGCATACGATTTTCCAGAGATAGAAGAGTTCTTCATCTATACTCCAGATGCTCGTACTGGTAATGGGTACGGTGGTAATCCACAGAAGGGAGTCAAGATGACTCGTGATTCTGTTACCTATTGCACCTCTGGTCTGGTAGATAGAAACAAAGGACTTACATTGTCCTGGATGCATAAGGCAATCAAACCACTCAATCAGTTGATGATGATTGAGGACTCACTGGTTATCTATCGTCTATCAAGAGCACCCGAACGCAGAATCTTCTACATTGACGTTGGCAATCTTCCCAAGCAGAAAGCAGAACAGTATCTGCGTGATGTCATGATGCGTTATAGAAACAAGTTAGTCTATGATGCAAACACTGGTGAACTTCGTGATGATAAGAAGTTCATGTCTATGATGGAAGACTTCTGGCTGCCTCGTAGAGAAGGTGGTCGTGGTACTGAAATTACTACACTTCCTGGTGGTCAGAACCTTGGTGAAATTACTGACATCAACTACTTCCAGAGAAAGCTTTATAGAGCATTGAATGTTCCTGAGACCAGAATTGAAGGTGAAGGTTCTGGTATGTCACTGGGTCGTTCTTCAGAAATCTTGAGGGACGAAGTTAAGTTCTCCAAGTTTGTTGGAAGAATGAGGAAGAGATTCTCTGATATGTTTAACGACATGTTGAGAACTCAACTTATATTGAAGAACATTGTGACTCCTGAAGATTGGGAGTACATGGCAGACCATATTCAATATGACTTCCTGTATGACAATCACTTTGCAGAACTTAAAAATGCAGAGTTGATGACAGAGAGAATCAACCTGGCAACACTGATGGAACCATATATTGGTAAGTATTACTCTTCTGAGTATGTAAGAAGAAATATCTTCCGTCAGACTGATGATGAGATTATTGAGCAGGATACGTTGATTGAAAAAGAGATTGAGAATGGTATCATTCCCGATCCTAATGCAATTGCAATGGATCCTGAAATGGGTGGTGCACCAGGAATGGGTGGTGCAATTCCACCTGATATGGGTGGTGGTGATGCAATTCAATCACCAGAAGTACCCAAAGATCCAGCGGCTCCAAAAAACCCAGCCGGTGGTGTAATCTAAATAACTTTTAACGTAATTATTAATTCACATGGATGACCTTATGGACATGCTCGTCAAAGATGACGAGTCTGCATCACAAATCAGTGATAAAATCAAAGACATTTTGTTTGCAAAGAGTGCGGAACAGATTGAAATTGTTAGACCAAACGTTGCTGCATCAATTTTTGATGAGTCAGTTTCTGATGAAGAAATTGAATCTGAGACAGAAGTATACCCTTCTGAAGAAGAGTAATACTAAATACTTTATAAGTAACTATTGTAATTTAAAATAATGGGCGCATTACGACCAGTAGGAATCAATACTACTTTAGCAACTAGTAATTCTTCAGCTCAAACAGCAGCAATTGCACAGCAATCTGATACTCTCAGAGTCGTAGCAATAGGAACAGGAATTCACGTTGCATATGGTAATAATCCAACTGCAACTACTTCAGACTTCTTTGTATCTACAACGGATACTTCAGAGATTTCACTTGGACCTGTAGCTTCTCAAAGAGTTGTTGCATATACCAAAGGAACTACTACAACTCTAGATTTCCCTGAAGGGACTGGATGTCCTTTTGGTGTAGGAGAAGCTGTATCGTTGACTGTTACTGGTCAAGCTGCATTTGATTTTACACATCAAAACGTTCTATCAGTGAATAATACTGCCGGTGTTGGTGGATTTTTTGGTACAAGATGTGTTATTGATTATAACTCATCATCTGTTATTGGAGACTTTACTTCTAACTACGCAACATTGAGAAGGTCAATTAAGGTAGCTGCGGTTACTACATCTGGAACTGGCACAGCTCAAATCCAACAAGTACAAACATCCTGAAGATCCATGCAACTTATCAGAGAAGAAATCGAAACAGTTGATTTTATCGTCGAAGAAAAGAACGGTAAAAAGAGTATGTTCATTGAAGGTATCTTCCTTCAAGGTGACATCTGTAATCGTAATGGAAGAATGTATCAGATGGAGGGCTTGAGAAAGGAAGTCCAACGATACACAGAAAACCATATTGAGTGTGGAAGGGCCCTTGGGGAACTTGGACACCCAGATGGTCCAACAGTTAACTTGGATCGTGTCAGTCACAAAATTGTTTCACTCAAAGAAAGTGGAACAAACTTCATTGGTAAGGCCAAGATCCTCTCAACCCCAATGGGTCAGATTGCACAATCACTTATTGGTGAAGGTGTCAAACTGGGGGTTTCTTCTAGAGGCATCGGATCACTGACTAAAACTAGAGATGGTATCAACGTTGTTGGTTCCGACTTTATGTTGGCCACTGCTGCTGATATTGTAGCAGACCCTTCTGCACCTGATGCTTTCGTTGAAGGTATCATGGAAGGTAAGGAATGGATCTGGGATGGTGGCATCCTTAGAGAACAACAAGCCGCCAAAACTTACAAGCATATTAATACTCTTGTCACACAAAAACAATTGGACGAACAGAAACTTAATCTGTTTAACGATTTTTTAAACAATCTGTGATAAGAATAACAAATTATAAATAAATATAGATTATACATAGGTTAATCGGAGTAAGTTCAAATGTCTCGTGGAGATTTACAAGAAATGGAGCAATCTAAGACTGCTGTGAATGCGAACGCAAAACCTGCTGAGGGTATGCCGAAGCTTTCAAATCCTGGCGAAGGGTTGTCTGGTTCATACGAAGATCTTGGTGGTCCTACCCCTGAGAACTATACCAATGACCCTGACGGTCCTGCAAAGCTCAAAGAGCCTACGATCAAAACAGTTAGTGATGTAGTCAATTCAAAAGCTGCTAAAGCTGATGCAATGAAGAAAATGGCTAAAGAAGAAATCGAATCTGTAGAAGAAGAAGTTCTTGAAGAAGAAGAGATTGTTTCTGAAGACGAAGGCATTGACATTGAAGAAGATGTAAACGCACTTCTCGGTGGCGAAGAGCTCTCCGAAGAATTCAAAGAAAAGGCTAAGGTCATCTTTGAAGCCGCATTAACCTCAAAAATCAAAGAAATCCAGGAAACCCTGGAAGTTCAGTTTGAAGTCAAACTGGACGAAGAAAGAGAAACCCTTAAAGAATCTCTTACTGAAAGAGTTGACTCTTATCTTGAGTACGTCTGCGAAGAGTGGATGAAAGAGAATGAGTTGGCAATCGAACATGGTCTCAAGACCGAAATGACAGAATCCTTCCTCTCTGGAATGAAGGGTCTATTTGAAGAACATTATGTAACTATCCCTGAAGAGAAATATGATGTTCTTGAGAGCATGGTAGACAAACTTGATGATATGGAGACAAAACTCAACGAGCAAATCGATAAGAATATCGGCCTGAACAAGCGTCTTGCCGAATCAGTTTCTGATAATATTCTTGATAACGTTTCTGAAGGCCTTGCCGCTACACAGAAAGAGAAGCTCGCTTCACTAGCTGAAAGTATTGAGTTTGAAAGTGAAGAAGAATATCGTGAAAAGCTGGAAACTCTGAAGGAGTCATACTTCTCTAGAACTCCAACTACAAAATCTGAAGCTCCCCAAACCCTTTCTGAAGGAGTTGATTCAACTCCTGCTCCTGTTGGTTCCAGCATGGAAGCATATCTCAGAACATTGGGTGCATTCAAAAGCTGAATTTAACATTCATTCAAACAAAACTAACTATTAGGTAAAAGCAAATGTTTCAATCTGAACATCTGCAGGAAAAGTGGAGTCCACTTCTCGACTATGAAGGCCTTGATCCAATCAAGGATTCACACCGTAGAAGCGTAACCGCAGTCCTGCTCGAGAACCAAGAAAAATTCCTCCGTGAGGAAGCAGCATTCAGTCAGGGTATCAACCTGATGGAATCCCCCACTAACTCTGCAGGTAGTAACCCTGCTGGTTTCAGTGGTAGTGCAGCCGCAGCTGGTCCTGTTGCTGGTTTCGACCCCGTACTGATCTCCTTGATCAGACGTTCAATGCCTAACCTGGTCGCATATGACTTGGCTGGTGTTCAACCAATGAACGGTCCTACCGGACTTATCTTCGCAATGCGTTCTCGTTACGAGAATCAGAGTGGTACAGAAGCTCTGTTCGACGAGGCAAATACAGCATTCTCTGGTCAGGATGACGGTTTCAACCTAGAAGGTGGTTTCTCCGATGGTCCTGTCGGTTTTGGTACCACTGCACAAAATGGTGCTAACCCTTCTGTACTGAACCCCGTTGGTACTGCAACCACGAACCCCTCACCATATAATGTTGGTCAGGGAATGCAGACTGGTGATGCTGAGAATCTCGGCACTGGTACCGGTGATCAGTTCAACCAGATGGCCTTCTCGATTGAGAAAGTCACTGTAACTGCCAAGTCTAGAGCACTCAAGGCTGAGTACTCCTTGGAACTGGCACAAGACCTTAAGGCTATTCATGGTCTGAATGCAGAAGCCGAACTGGCTAACATCCTCTCTACTGAAATCCTTGCGGAAATCAACAGAGAAGTTATCCGTACCATCTACAAAATTGCTGAGCAAGGTGCTGTCACCAATACAGCTACTGCTGGTATTTTCGACCTTGACGTTGACTCTAACGGTCGTTGGTCTGTTGAGAAGTTCAAAGGTCTTCTGTTCCAAATCGAGAGAGACGCTAACGCGATTGCTCAAAGAACTCGTAGAGGAAAGGGCAACATGGTTCTGTGTTCCGCAGACGTTGCTTCCGCACTGACCATGGCTGGTATCCTTGATTACACCCCAGCACTCAACGCTAACTTGAACGTTGATGACACCGGTAACACCTTTGCTGGTACAATTAACGGCAAGTTCCGTGTCTACATCGACCCCTATTCTGCTAACCTCACCTCTGCTAATGCATCTGGTGGTAACCAGTACTATGTCGTTGGTTATAAGGGTTCTTCACCTTATGACGCAGGTCTATTCTACTGCCCATACGTTCCTCTTCAGATGGTTCGTGCAGTTGGAGAGAACACCTTCCAGCCCAAAATCGGCTTTAAGACGCGTTATGGTATGGTTGCAAACCCATTTGCAGAAGGCACTACAGTCGGTCTTGGCCGTCTCCGCCTCAACTCCAACCGTTACTACAGACGCGTTGCAGTCAGAAACTTAATGTAAGCTTCGGCTTCATCAGTTTATCAAGACCCCTTTACAGGGGTCTTTTTTTATGGGTTTTTTCTAAATAGGATTATCACTAAAATTACACCATGAAAATTCTAAAATGGTTTGCAGGAGGAGTTGGTGTTATTATTGTAGTAGGGCATCTGGGTATTGTTGGCCATCTACTCAATAAAGAAGGACCTAAAGTAGTTAAGACAGAAACTCCAAGGATTGACTATCCTCCTGTAGGTGATTATTCATCTTATACTGTAAAAGTAAATCCAGATGGAAGTTATAGTGTAGATTATAAGAGACATGATCCTACAGTTCTAGGTTCTGACACATATGTCGATAAATCTAACGGAGTATTTGGTATTGGTGGTAGATCAACGACTACAAGAAGTAGACAATATGTTCCTGGTACTCAATCTGAGACTCATACAGGAGTAGATGGCGAGGGAAAGCCTGTAAGATCGGAAGAGTGTATCAAGGCGGAAGGTGGAGGAGAGTCAAGCGGTGCTCTGGTGGGAGCTAGTGTCGCCACTAGTATAGTACCATTAGTTACAAATATTCCTTATATTGGATTCTTAGCATCTGGTTGGTTACTTATGTTGGGTCAAGATGTAGGTTCATCTGTCGGTAGTGAAATAGCATCAACAATAAAGGGTTGTTGATAAATAGTATATAAGATGTTATGTTGTTAAAATCAAATAATAAATGACAAACTCATTCGCAGGACAAGTTACCGATAGAAACTTTCTACAGGCTACTGGATTTAGATTTTCAGTAGCAAGAGCTGATAAGGTTGGTTTTTTCGGTAACGCAATTAATGTTCCTGGATTTACACTCGGTTCTCCAGATCAACCTAGTTATCTCAAGATGATACCTAGAGTTGGTGATATCTTAGATTTTAATGATTTAAGAATAAGATTTTTGATCGATCAAAATCTTGAGAACTATATGCAAATCCAAAACTGGATGAGGGGTCTTGGGTTTCCAGATAGTCTAGATGAGATTTATAAGTTTCAAAACTCTTGGGATGTACCTAAAGAAGAACGAAGTGAGATTAACTTAACTTCTGATGGAACTCTGACGATACTCAGTGCAATAAATACACCACTGTTTGTAGTCAAATTCTTAGACATGTTTCCGACTAGTCTTTCTGACATCAGATTTGACTCAACATTGACTGATGTGGAATACTTGACAGCTGATGTCACTTTCAAGTATCTTAACTATACTATAGAACCATTTGATTGTTGTTAAATGATTGACTTGACTGGAATCCAAGAGATGTGGGAAAAGGATTCTAAAATTGATATTGATAACTTACATACAGAATCCATAAACATTCCCGTTTTACACGCAAAATATTATGACATATATAATAACCTTATGTTACTAAGGAAAAAAGCAGAACAACAGAAGAAGAATATTCGTCACGAAAGATATGAATTTTATTCAGGTAAGGCAGATCCCGATGTTTATATCGAAACTCCTTTTCCCAAAAAGATCCGAGATAAAGACACTCTTCAAAAATATCTTGACGCAGATGAGAAACTCTCAGGAGTTTCGTTGAAGATTGACTACTACGAAGTTATGCTCAAATATATAGAAGAAATTTTAAAACAGATAAGTAATAGAACATATCAAATTAAAAATAGTATAGATTTTATGCGATTTAGTTCTGGAGCAGGGTAATGGATGATGAAGGTTACTATCATATAGAATTACCCATAGAAGGTATTCGTCTGATCCATACCGGTCTATCACAAGCAGTTGAGAGATGGCCTGGAGGTGATCCGACAGAACAATTAGATTTAATTATGATGAGAGATAATTTCTATAAGATTATGTTAGAACATAGGTTTGACAATATGTAATAAATAATAGTAACTGAAAAGTTACATTATGTCTCATTTGATTATTGAGAAGGTAAATGAAGTATATCTAAAAATAACAACTGAACCGCATGTTGAGCATGAGTTGCGGGATAAATTCAGCTTCGAGGTCGAGAATAATAAATTTATGCCCCAATACCGTAGTAGGCATTGGGACGGGTATGTGCATTTATATAATATGAAGACCAAGCGAATTTATGTTGGTCTATTAGATAAAGTTGTAGCATTCTGTGAGACTGCAGGATATACATATCAATTCGAAAATAATAAGTATTATGGACCACCTTTTGAAGTCAATGACTTTGTAAGTAAGGGTGGAGTAAAGGACTATATGCAGTCCATTGCACCCTCCATAACGCCAAGAGACTATCAAGTAGATGGTGTATTTGATGCACTGAGATATAACAGAAAATTACTGATTAGCCCTACTGGCTCTGGTAAGTCATTTATGATTTACTGCATTGTAAGATATTTTGTTGCCCGCAAAAAGAAAGTATTATTGGTAGTCCCTACAACATCTCTGGTTGAACAAATGCAAAAAGATTTTGAAAGTTATGGTTGGGATGTTGCAAATCACTGTCACCGTATCTACGCAGGGCGTGAGAGGGTCAATACAAACTCTGTAACTATAACTACCTGGCAGTCTGTATATCAGTTAGATAGAAAGTTCTTTGAACCATATGAGGTTGTTATAGGGGATGAGGCACATAACTTCAAATCTAAGTCTCTTATCAGTATCATGGATAAGTTACATCATGCAAAGTATAGATATGGGTTTACAGGAACTTTAGATGGCTCACAGACCCATAAATGGGTGTTAGAGGGGTTGTTTGGACCATCATATAAAGTTACTGGAACAAAGAAACTCATTGATGAAGGTCATCTTGCGTCACTTGATATTCAATGTTTAGTCTTGAAGTATCGACCAAAGAGGTTTGATACATACGAAGATGAGATTCAGCATCTCATCTCTCACGAGATGAGAAATAAATTTATTACAAATCTTTCCTGTGATATGAAAGGTAATACTCTCGTCTTATTCAGTCGAGTTGAATCTCATGGTGCAATTTTATATGAGATGATAAATAATAAGGTAAGTGAAGGAAGAAGAGTATTCTTTATTCACGGTGGTGTAGATGCCGAAGATAGGGAACAAGTCAGACTCATTACAGAATCACAACAAGACGCTATCATTGTTGCATCATATGGGACATTTAGCACGGGGGTAAATATCAAACGACTTCACAATGTGATATTTGCCTCTCCTTCTAAATCAAGAATCAGAAACCTTCAAAGTATAGGAAGGGTATTGAGGAAAGGCAAAGATAAAGTGAGTGCTAAACTTTATGATATTGCTGACGATTTTACGATTAACTCAAGAAAAAACTATACACTAAATCATTTTATTGAGAGGATTAAAATTTACGTATCTGAACAGTTCAACTACGATATTTTAACTATTGATATAAAAGACTAAACAAGGAGAGTATATGCTTGAAGACGATTTCTTTGCCACCATAAAACTTAAATGTGGTGATGAGATATTTGCCAAGGTAGCAGCATCTGATGAAGATGATAGAACTATGTTACTGGTATCAAATCCTATTATGATAGAACCTGTGAAGAGTAGAGGTTCTATTACTGGATATAAGTTTGAACCATGGTTAAAGACTTCCCATGAAGACTTATTTGTAATTAATCTAGATGATGTTCTTACGATGTCTGAATCAGAGAATCTTGAGATGATTATGAACTATCAAGAGTACATAAGAAAATCTACTAAAGGTAACTTTCATAAGTTAGATAGAAAGATGGGTTACATTTCTAGTGTCCATGATGCTAAAGAAGTTCTAGAGAAACTCTATAATCTCTAAGAACCTATAGCTTATCTATCAACCGGGACAAGCCTAGTCTATACGACATTTGTATTCTTGTCAACTCTTGTCGAACTGATAAAGTCATGTTATAATAAGTACAACACATTATTCGGGTTAAAGACTTGAAACCATTATGCCAAAACCAAGAAGTACAGAACACTATGTAAACAATAAGGAATTTCTGAATGCTCTTGAGAATTACTTTGCACAGGTTGCAACAGCAAAACTCAATGACCAACCCAAACCAGTTATTCCTAGGTATATTGGTGAATGTTTCCTGAAGATTGCAAACCATCTATCATACAAACCTAACTTCGTGAACTACATGTTCAAGGATGATATGATTTGTGATGGTATTGAGAACTGCGTAAGATACATTCATAACTTTAATCCAGAAAAGTCAAAGAACCCCTTTGCATACTTCACTCAGATTATCTACTATGCATTTCTGAGACGTATCTCTCAAGAGAAAAAGCAACTAGAAATTAAAAACAAGATTCTTGAGAAGAGTGACTTCGATGAGGTCTTTGATTCCAATGAACTTGACAGTGGTAACTATTCCGACTATAACAGTATTAAAGATGCAGTGCATCAGAAACTGAGAGGTGGTTGATTATGAATGGAAGTCTTGACCCAGAAGAGCGTATTCTGGATAAACCAACTATCAACGAACTCGTTGCTGGTTATGTAGAAAAACTTGGTTGGTCTGTAGATGATGAGATTACTGTAGAACTCGGTGGTACTCAAATCTCAGGTATTGATGTTGGTGAAGAGTATAACAGAAAGTGGCAGTCACCTATCGGTACTCGTAAGTATAATAAAGATTGTTTCATCGTTATCAAAAACCAATCACGTAGAGACCTCACCAAATCACAACCTTTAGACAGAGAACACAAACCTCATCATGCAAGTAGCGATAATCAGCGACACGCACTACGGCGCTCGTAAAAACTCTAAACTCTTTCACGATTACTTTGAAAAGTTCTATCAAGATGTCTTCTTCCCTACACTAGAAAAGGAAGGTATCGATACTGTAGTACATATGGGTGATGCATTTGATAGTCGTAAGAGTATTGAATTCAAAGCACTAAAGTGGTCCAAGAGAGTTGTGTTTGACCCTCTTAAGGAACGTGGTATCAAAATGCATCTTATGGTTGGTAACCATGACGCATATTACAAGAACACAAACGAAGTTAATGCAGTAGACCTTCTACTGAAAGAATATGATAATGTTGAGGTTTATTCTTCTCCTACAGAGGTGTCATTGGGTGGTCTTAAAACTCTCTTTATTCCTTGGATCAATGAAGACAACCAGAAAGAAACCGATAAGATTATCAGTAAGACCAAGTGTTCAGTCGCAATGGGACACCTTGAGCTCAACGGGTTCAAAGTCAATAACCAAATCGTCATGGACCACGGTCACGACAGTAGATCCTTTGATAAGTTCGAAAAAGTATTCTCGGGACATTATCACACTCGATCCGACAATGGGACCGTTTATTATCTCGGTAATCCCTATGAAATGTTCTGGAGTGATGTCAAAGATTCCAGAGGTTTCACTCTTTTTGATACAGAATCTCTAGAACACACCCCTGTAAATAATCCTCACAGACTCTTCTATAACATCTATTACGAAGACACAGACCATCAAACATTCAATACCACAGAGTATGAGAATAAGATTGTCAAGGTTATCGTAAGAAAAAAAAGTGACATCAAGAAGTTTGAAAAATTTATTGACAAACTTTATGCAACTGGTGTTGCAGACCTTAAGATTGTAGAGAACTTTCAACTCATTGAGAGTGAAGAGTTTGAAACAGAAGAATCAGAAGACACTATGTCTATCTTAAGTAGATATATTGATGAGTCTGAAACCGAGTTAAATAAACCATTGATTCAGTCCCTGATTAAAGAGATATATCAGGAAGCATGTGAGGTTATTTGATGTACATTATCACAGTCGTAGGTAAGGAAAAAGAAGGAGCATATTCTGTTATTGATGAAGATGGGGAACAGGTTCTTTATATCTTTATTCAGGAGGATGATGCAACAAGATATTCTATGCAATTAGAAGAACTTGGTTATCCTAAAATGACTGTGTTAGAAGTAGATGATGAAGTAATGATAAAAACTTGTGAAATGCACGATCACCGTTATACTGTGATTACCTCCAATGACATTGTAATTCCACCTGACGAAGAATATGATAACCTTTAAGAAAATCTCCTGGGCCAACTTTTTAAGTACCGGTAATCAACCAACAGAAGTTATTCTTGATGAGACTGCAACCACACTTATCATCGGTGCTAATGGGGCAGGTAAGTCAACCATCTTGGATGCACTTACCTTTGTTTTGTATGGAAAAAGTTTTAGAAAAATCAATAAAAATCAACTTATCAACTCTACAAATGATAAAGGTGCACTCGTAAAAATTGAGTTTGATGTTAATAGTGTAGAGTGGAAAATTCAAAGAGGTATCAAACCAAACATTTTTAAGATTACTCGCAATGGTGAGGAGTTAGACCAATCACACTCTGCTATAGACCAACAGAAGTGGTTAGAACAGAATGTTCTCAAGATGAACTATAAAAGTTTCACACAGATCGTGATCTTGGGTTCTTCTACCTTTGTACCCTTTATGCAACTGTCTGCATCTAGTCGTAGAGAAGTTGTGGAAGATCTTCTCGACATTAAAATCTTCTCATCGATGAATGACTTAATCAAATCCAAGATTCGTGTTATTCGTGAAGAGACGAAGACTCTACAGTTGAAGAAAGAGTCGATTCAAGATAAAGTCGATATGCAAAAAGACTTTATCGATAAACTTGAGAGTCAAAGTAAAGACGACATTACCGTAAAGACTAATAGTATTAATTCTATCAATACTGAAATCGAAACTTTGTTCAAGAAAAGTTTGACTGAAGAAGATAGACTTGCAGAACTCAATAAATCTTTAGAAAACTTTGAAGGAGTTCAACAAAGACTTCGTGAGTTTGGTAATGTCAAAGGTAAATTGTCACAACGAATACAGACTATTGTAAAGGAACATAAATTCTTCAGTGAAAATACGGTTTGTCCCACCTGTGACCAGGAAATTGAAGAATCATTCCGTGTAAATAGAATTATTGATTCTCAAAATAAAGCAGAAGAGTTGCGTGAGGGGTATGAACAACTCCAAGGTGCAATTAAAGACGAAGAGTTGAGAGAATCACAATTTAATCAACTCACCAAGGACACTACAAAAGTACTTAATGAAATTTCTTCTTTCAATGTACAGATCTCTAGCTTACAGAAACAGGTTAGGGGACTGGAATCAGAAATTCAAACTGTTACCAGTCAGATCCAGAACAGAAATACTGAGCATGAAAAGTTAGAAACATTAAGAAGTACCCTTGATCAAACATATGATGAACTTACTAAACGGAAAGAGAATATTTCCTACCATGATTTCGTATATAGTCTTCTTAAAGACGGTGGAGTCAAGGCAAAGATTATTAAGAAGTATCTTCCTCTCATCAATCAACAGGTAAATAACTACCTTCAGATGATGGACTTCTACATTAATTTTTCATTGGATAGTGAATTCAATGAGAGTATAAAATCTCCAATACATGAGGATTTTACTTATAGTAGTTTCTCAGAAGGAGAAAAACTCAGAATTGATTTATCCCTCCTCTTTACCTGGAGAGAAATCTCTAGAGTTAAAAACTCTGTCAATTGTAATTTACTATTACTCGACGAGGTTTGTGATAGTAGTCTGGATGGAAGTGGATCAGATGACTTTATGAAAATCATTAGATATAATCTAAAAGATGTCAACGTCTTCGTAATATCTCATAAGGAGGGATTGGAGGATAAGTTTGATCAAGTCATTCGATTTTCTAAACATAAAGGATTTTCAAGAAAGGAATAGTTATATTAAGACTATACAAATGTTAGTAAACTAACACAAAGTATACTATATAATATATTGATACGGAGAATACCATGAAAGATCTTTTATCACGGAACGAACTAGCATCTTGGAAATGGGACGAAAAATCAACTAACGAGGAGACACGAGATCAAGTCACAGATTACTTTCAATGTATTTCCGATTGTGAAATTATCGATAGTACCGCAAGGAGGTTCTGTCGTCACATTCTTACCGAATAAAAACGATCAATGAGTTTAAAACCAAAGTCCCCTTCACCTAATAAGTGGAGGGGATTGATGTATGTGCCAATAATAGAACTGTACACCCCGTCCATTTTTTGGTCGGGTTTTGTTATATACTATGTCTATCGGAAACGAAATGACTATGGTCAACTATGAAATCAAATCACAACTTGCAAAACTTCTTGCCACTGAAGATATTTTAGTTGAGAATCGTAATATTAAAACTGCACAGTTTGATGTAGAGAATAGGGTACTGACTCTTCCTATGTGGAAAAGGGCAAGTGAGAGTGTCTATGATATGTTGGTGGGTCACGAAGTTGGGCACGCACTTTATACAGCTAATGAATGGGATTGGGAAGATAGAGTTCCTCAACAGTTTGTAAACGTGACCGAAGATGCTCGTATTGAGAAACTGATGAAACGTCGGTATCCTGGTCTAGCAAAGAGTTTCTATAAAGGTTATAAAGAACTATCTGACCAAGACTTCTTTGAACTTGGGGATAAAGATCTTGGAGATATGAATCTTGCTGATCGTATCAACCTTTACTATAAGATTGGTAACTTCATCAATGTACCTATTGATGATGGTGAAGAGAAAGATATTCTAGACATTGTAGGTAAGACAGAAACTTTTGACGAAGCAGTTCTTGCAGCAGAAGTTCTTTATAAGTATTGTATTGGTGAGGTAGAAGAACAACAGACAGTTAAAAATGTACCTACCACTCAAAACAGAGAAGGTTCTGTTGATAGTGAACCGGAGAAAGAAGAAACCTCTGGTACTGAAACACCAGAAGTTTCAGGTTCTACAGAAGGTTCTACCGAAGGTTCCAGTGATGATACTGTTAAGGAAGAACCTCAAGTTCAGACAGACCAAACTTTCAATGAAGGTACTCAAGAACTCAATGGTATAACTGAACAGGGTAGAAATCCTGAATACCATGAGGTTCCTGAAGTTGATGTAGAACAACTTATCATTTCAAATACTGAATGTCACAAAGAGATAAGTGAACACTGGACAAAACTGTCTACTGAAGAAACTTATTGGGACGAGTACTCAAGAACATACCGTAAAATCCAAGCAACAGATTTTACCTATGTTGACAGTGAGTATATTAAGTTCAAATCATCTACTCAAAAAGAAGTCAACTATCTTGTAAAGGAGTTTGAATGTAAGAAGTCTGCAGATGCATACACACGGTCTCTGACTGCAAAGACTGGTGTATTAGATTGTACTAAACTTCATACCTACAAATACAATGAAGACCTATTCAAGAAGGTAAATGTACTACCTGACGGTAAGAATCATGGTCTTATCTTTATTCTTGACTGGTCAGGTTCTATGGCTACTACTCTTCTTTCTACCATAAAGCAACTCTTCAATTTGATTTGGTTCTGTAAGAAAGTAAATATTCCATTCGATGTATATGCATTCAGTAACAACTACATCGAAAACCGACATACAGAAAAGCGGTACACTCAAAGTGTTAAATTTGAAGATATCGAATATCAAGATGTGAAAGATAACATGTTGGTAGTTTCTCCTGACTTCAATCTTCTTCACTTCTTTACTAGTGACACAAGAAAGGCAGAACTTGATAAGCAGATGTTGTCTTTGTATCGAATCGCATATTCCTGTTCAATGAATGTAAACTATGAACCTCCATTGAACTTCTCTCTTTCTGGTACTCCATTGAATGAAGCAATTGTTTGTCTTCATCAGATTATTCCTCAATTTCAAATGAAGAATAAAGTTCAAAAAGTCAATACAGTTATTCTGACTGACGGTGAAGCCAATCACTTACCAGTATTCAGAACTTGTGATTACATGGGTGGTAAGATGTCTATTGCTCGAATGAGTCCTATTGATTATATTCGTAATCGTAAGACTGGACACACTTATAAAGTTCCTAGTCAATACTATGAATTCACAGAACTTCTATTGAAAGACTTGAAAGAAAGTTTTCCTGATGTAAATCTTATCGGTATTCGTATTGCTTCTAATTATGAATTCAAACCTTTCTTACATCGGTACATGGAAGTGAACGATGAACTTATGAAAGTTGTTCGCAAAGAAAAGTTCTATGAGATTAAGAACTCAGGTTATACTTCTTACTTTGGTATGTTAGATACTGGTCTGAATAATGACATTGAATTTGAAGTTGATGAGGGAGCATCTAAATCAAAAATCAAATCGGCATTTGCCAAAAATCTTAAGGCTAAGTCTCTAAATAGAAAAGTACTTAGTCAATTCGTCAACCTGATCTCCTGACCAGTTTGACAACTGTCCCAACCACCCACCACTACGGGTGGTTTTGGACTATATTAGCTTTGTTGACCACACCACATACATCATGACACTATCAAAAGAATACGTAGTCACTTCTCTTCAAGCACTGTACGGTGAAAATGTTACTTCTGGTGACCTTCGTGCCTGGTGTTCAATGAATGACTGTAATTATCAGACTGTAACTAAAAAACTAGACGAATATAAGACTGGTCGGGGTAAGTGGAATCTTACCGTTCAAGAACAACTAGAACAAACCTATCAAGCAACTCCTGCAACTCCTGCAGTCGAACAAGATCTCATTCCTGTAAAAGATAATACCTTCGTCAAGTTTGGTAATTTTACAGACATCAAAAAGATTATTCAGTCCCGTCTGTTCTATCCATCATTCATCACGGGTCTTTCTGGTAATGGTAAAACGTTTTTGGTTGAACAGGCTTGTGCTCAACTCAAGAGAGAACTAATCCGTGTCAACATTACTATCGAGACTGACGAAGACGATCTTATTGGTGGCTTTCGTCTTGTTAATGGCGAAACTGTTTGGCATAACGGTCCAGTCATCGAGGCTCTGGAACGTGGAGCAGTGTTGCTTCTAGACGAAGTTGACCTGGCATCTAATAAAATCCTATGTCTTCAATCTATTCTTGAAGGTACAGGTGTTTTCTTGAAGAAGACCGGTAAGTTTGTACAGCCCAAGGAGGGATTCAATGTTATTGCAACTGCAAATACTAAAGGTAAAGGCAGCGATGACGGTCGGTTTATTGGAACTAACGTTCTCAATGAGGCATTCCTAGAACGTTTCTGTATTACTCTTGAGCAAGAATATCCAACGGCCAAGACTGAACAGAGAATTCTAGAAGGGATTGCTTTAGACCTTAGTATTGAAGACCGACAGTTCTGTAAGCATCTCTGTGACTGGGCTGACATCATTCGTAAGACATTCTATGATGGTGGTATTGAAGATGTTATCTCGACCCGTCGTTTGATTCATATCGTCCGTGCTTATAGTATCTTTGGTGACAAGAGTAAAGCAATTCAAGTCTGTATAAATCGTTTTGATGAAGAAACCAAGTCTTCTTTTTTAGAACTTTACGATAAAGTTGATGTAGATTTTGAGATGAAAGTTGACAACAAGGAGGATAATTGATAGAATGACCGCATGGAGTTTATTATATGATCACATGAATTCTTTACCAGAGGAGGGGTACGAATGGACCCCTCTTGTTTCTAATGAGGACAAAATTGAATTGACCGAATCCAAAAAAGTTGAACCAAACCTTAGTGTTAGTAGTAGACCATGGAAGTATAATGAAGAAGAGATTGTAAGAGAACTTCTTCAGTATATTAGAGGGACCTATAGTCAACACTATGCTGTCAATGACCAGAACATTCAAACACTGGATTTCATTGAGGCTTCTCATGGTGACGGGGAGGCATTTTCTAGAGATAACATTCTCAAGTATACTTCCCGTTATGATAAGAAGGGGACCCCAAAACGTGACATTATGAAGATTATTCATTATGCTGTTCTTCTAATGTTCTTTCACAACAAAAACTCTCAAACTACTAGTAACTACGAAACATTTTAATTATGAAACTATCTGAAAGCACTGTATCACTTCTGAAGAACTTCTCTTCTATCAACCAGTCTATCTTGATCAAGAAGGGTCAGAAGCTCCGAAGTATTTCGGTCATGAAGAACATCCTGGTTGAAGCTAATGTTGCTGAAGAATTCCCTAAAGACTTTGGTATCTATGACCTGAACCAATTCTTGAATGGTCTGTCTCTTCACTCTTCTCCAGACCTTGATTTTGAACGGGACCAGTATGTTGTCATCAAAGAAGGTAAGTCACGTTCGAAGTATTTCTTTGCAGACCCATCTGTAATTGTTGCTCCACCTGAGAAAGAGATTACACTTCCTTCTGAGGATGTATGTTTTGAACTGACCAGTCAACAACTTGAGAAACTCAAGAAGGCTGCATCAGTTTATCAACTTCCTGACGTATCTGCCATTGGTGAGAATGGTGTCATCAAACTTGTCTCTCGTGATAAGAAGAACGACACTTCTAATGACTTCTCCATCATTGTTGGTGAGACTGATACTGACTTTGTATTCAACTTCAAAGAAGAGAACCTGAAGATTATTCCTGGTAACTATAATGTAGTTGTATCTTCTAAACTGTTGTCTCGGTTTAGTAATCAGAACATTGACGTGACGTATTTCATTGCCATGGAGCCGGACAGCACATTTGGTTGATTATGACTGACTGGACAGAACAATATGGCAATCTTCCTGACTCTGAGTTAGATAAGATTGCAGTTCTTCGTGTCATGGAATGTACTAATGGTGTTATCCAATATGCATTCCGTGATGGCTTAGACCATGCATTACCGATCGAACAAACCCGAGAGGTAATGAAATTTAGTATGTCATGTATTAAGAACATGGCAATACCTCTCAGAGAAGAGACTATTACCTTTCTACCAGAAACTGAAGAACTCATGCGTCAAGCAAGAGAGTTCTATATCAATGGTGTGAAGAAAGGTAGTGATAAGGACTATGCTGAGTTTATGAGAATTTCTGAAGCCACTGCACAAGTATGTGGAATGGAAAGGATTGTAACAGCATTGAAACTCTTGGAAAAAGAGGTTGACGTTTTTCCTGAAGGCACACTAAACTGGGGTGTGCAATACTTGATGCAATTTTTTAGTAATGAATATCTTCGCGACTTCTTCGGATCCATGGCAGAGCGCCAGGGTTCTACCTGACAAACATTGTGTGAAGATGCCCCTAGAGACATGTCAGATGCTCGCTATCGTCTGTTCAGACAAGTGGGGTCATGGGTTCGGTACCTTACCCAAGGCCGATGGGACCCCATACAACACAGAGAAGGGTGCCTTCCGTAACCACCCCTGTACCATCTGGGCTAATGAGTACGTGATGAACTGGCAGTGGTTACTTGCACATGGGTTTGCTCTTTGTAGTGAGTATGCCGCCAGGTATGGTAAATTACACACATGCTTCACTACCTTGAATGCTGCAAAGGAAATCCTACCAACAGGAGATCCTACCGGTAGGTCTGGTAAAGAAACAACTCCTTTTGTTCGTGCAATGCCTGAGGAGCTTAAGTTTGATGATAGTATCTCGACATTTGATGCTTACAAGATGTATATTGCATCTAAACCATGGGTCAAAGATAATTATCTGAGACTTCCACAGCGCAAACCTGATTGGATATGATAACCACACTGACTGTAGATGACGATGGTTTTCTAACATTCACTGAAGAAATCCTCCAGGAAACTGGATGGAAAGAAGGAGATATGTTAGAATTTATTGATAATGGTGATTCTTTTATTATGAGGAAAGTTGATGAGTGACAGAAAAGATTTCGTATGGACAGAATCGTACAGACCAGAGACTATCGAAGATTGTATTCTTTCTGATGGGATCAAGAATACATTCAAACAATTTGTAGAGAAAGGTGAAGTCCCCAATCTACTTTTGTCTGGTCCACCTGGATGTGGTAAAACCACAGTGGCCAAAGCCCTTTGTTATGAATTAGGAGTAGATTATTATGTCATCAATGGATCTGATGAAGGACGATTCCTTGATACTGTCAGAAACAATGCGAAGAATTTCGCTTCGACCGTCTCACTTTCGTCAAGTTCTAAACACAAAGTCATTATCATTGACGAAGCTGACAACACAACCCCAGATGTACAACTCTGCCTACGGGCGTTTACTGAGGAGTTCATTGGAAATTGTAGATTCATCTTCACATGTAACTACAAAAATAAGATCATTGCTCCCCTCCACTCTCGATGTGCAGTCATCGACTTTACCATTAAGGGAAAAGAACGACAGGAACTTGCAGCCAAGTTTTTCAACCGTCTCAGGGCTATACTTGAGACAGAGAGTGTGGAATACGATCCGAAAGTACTTGTAGAACTCATTCAGAAACACTTCCCTGATTGGAGACGAGTTCTTAATGAACTTCAACGATACTCCGTAAGTGGTAAGATTGATACAGGTATTCTTGCAGCATTTAGTAACGTCAAAACCGACGATTTATTCCAAAGTCTCAAAACTAAAGACTTCTCTAAAGTCAGAAAATGGGTCGTTGATAATCTGGACAATGATCCTAGTGTGCTTATTCGTAGTATTTACGATGCTATATACACACACTTGGAAGGTTCTGGGATTGCTGCTGCTGTCCTCATTATTGCTAAGTATCAGTTTCAAAGTGGATTCGTCGCGGACCAAGAGATAAATATGTTGGCTTGTCTCACAGAGATAATGGTAGAATGTACTTTCATTTAGGGTCTGTATTTTTCTAACTTCTTACCATAGGTAGTTATTAAATAGTAACTGTCTCCGGTTAGATTTATACATTCTTTGATTGAATTGTATATTGTTCCTTTATACTCAACTCTCCAAAACTTTCCATACATTTTCCCCTTCCGGGTATTTCTGAGTTTCTCAATAGTTTCGGATGAGTGTTTTTTACCTTTATTCCAGGGAACTCTGTTACCTCGCATCTCTCTTTGTCTTTCTGATGCCTGTTCTCTTATGAACTGATACATAGAACCAGATTTGGTTTTGCCCTGATGGGACATATTCCAGACAGCATACCACATCTTCCTTTTATCATTACCTTCGGTCATTTTATACAATAACAGATGTAAAATGTAATGGACCCGTGGCGACACTCCAACTATATTGTCACTACTATCAGTACCTCCCATGCTTCTGGGCAATATATGATGTCGCTCAACAAGACCAGTTGATTGACAACCATACTTATCTACGATAGACTGATAGATACTTGAGTAATTCATTTACGAGTGTAAATTCAAAACTATTTATTATTATACCACATTACGAGTGTGAGTTTAAATGAAAAAGATAAGATACTACTTTAGAGACTCTGTGTGGAAAGAAGATTCTCCGAATATAGGTTCAAGGGCAGCAAGTCTCAATCGTTCTCTCAGAGAAATTAATAGTAAATTAAGAGTCGATGTTCATCATCAATATGTCACTGTTTTGGATGAAATTCCACCAGACAATCTTTTAAGTTACAATTTCTTAGAATATGTAAAATGTGAAGAGATTGATTTTGAGTATGAACAAAAGGTTACTAAACTCAAACCAGGTCCTGTAAGGGGTCAATTAAATTGGAAAAGTAGTAATAGAGGTCCTGTTAGATTAAAACCTTCTCTAAAAACTAAAAATGAAGGTCCGATTAGAGAATACAAGAAAGTGAAGGAGGATGGATTCACAAGGTTAAATAAACCCAAAAATGGTCCTCCTAAAGGAACGATAGTTGGAATTTTTACTGGAGTGTGAATTCAAATGACAAGTATTCCAAGTAGAATTGGTATGACCATGCTTATGGTCTACTGGTTAGTTATGGGTGGTATGGTCATCAACTTGTATTATCACAACACAAATATTGAACAAAATTATGAACGTTAAAGTATTTCGTATGTCTTCTGGGGAAGATGTAGTTGCAGAGGTCCTTGAAGATAAGGATGAAAGTCTTATTGTTATGAATGCGATTGTTGCATTCAATCAAGGTGATGGGCAACTTGGTTTCGCACCTTATGCTCCTCTTCTAAAACGAACCGAGAAAGAACTAGAAATTAGTAAGAAGTGGATTGTCTATATTGCTAATGTAAATGATGAACTCGTTGAAAAATATGAAGAGATGTTCTCTCCAATCGCAAAACCAAGTTCAAAATTGATTCTCTGATATATGACTACTGAATTGAAGGATTGGTTGAACTCAATCAACTTTACCAAAGAGAATCTTATCGAAGAAGATTCAACTCTTGTTAAAGAATATCCCCCCTTTATTATTAACAAATGTTTGTCAGGTCACTTGGATTGTGTCTTGTTTGCTAATGAAATGAATAAGTATCATTTCCTAGATAAAGATATGCAATATAATTTTTATCTAAATATATTGAGAAAGAGGAAGAGATTCTCTCCTTGGCTTAGAAAGGAAAAGGTATCAGATTTAGAGTTTGTTAAACAATACTATGGTTATAGTAATGAGAAAGCATCTCAGGTACTGAAAATACTATCTAATGAACAAATTGAATTTATCAAACAACGACTTGACACTGGTGGAAAAAAATGATTCTTTAAAATAGTTTTTTTATAAATAATATAAGGAACTATTTTAAATATGAAACTAAATCGGCAAAAAATAAAATATGGGAAACTTCCATTAAAACAAGACCTAGTAGAGTTATATGAAACTCATACACTACAAGAAATTGCCGAAGTTTATCAAACCACCAAAACTAGAGTTAGAAAATGGTTTGATGCTCTAGAAATACAAAAAAGACCACAAGGCGGTGGAAATAATAGGAAAGTAATTGATTCCGTTACAAAAGAAGAATTGCTTAATCTAATTAATTCTAAAAAAACAAATAAACAAATCGCAAATTTATTAAAATGTTCTGTGAGTAATGTTTGTAGACTTTTGAATTATTATAATTTAGGTAGACAAAACAATACTACACACTATAAAAAATATTGTAATAAAGTAAGAAGATTGACTGAAAAAACTTATGTTAAATATCAAAACATAATTAATCCAAATAATTATCCAAGAACATTATGTGGAGTTGAAGGTGGTTATCAAATAGATCATAAATTATCAGTAAGATTTTGTTATGATAATAATATATCTGAAGAAGTTTGTTCTTCTATAGATAATCTCCAAATGCTTGAATGGTCTAAAAACCTAAATAAAAGATATGTAAATAATTTTGAGGAAAATTATGTCAGGTGTAAATGAACCAATTGTGAAATGGTCTCCAGATATGATGATTGAAGTTTTGTTGAATGAACCTGATGATTTTTTAAAGGTTCGTGAAACTTTAACTCGTATCGGAGTCGCATCAAGAAAGGAGAAAAAATTATATCAATCTTGCCATATTCTTCATAAGCAAGGTAGATATTATCTTGTAAGTTTTAAAGAACTTTTTGCATTAGACGGAAAGCACGCTAATCTTACTATTAACGATGTTCAGCGTAGGAATCGTATTACTAAGCTTCTTGCTGATTGGGGACTCATTACGATAGTCAAAGAAGATTCAATTCTTGATATTGCACCACTGAATCAGATTAAAGTTCTGTCTTATAAGGACAAACAAGAATGGATTCTAGAACAAAAATATAACATTGGTAAAAGAGGTAAGACTGAAGAGTCTGAATAAATAAGTGTGAGACTCCTTTCGTGCGGTCTCTACAAAAGTCGGAAACCCTTATAGGTAGATACGGTATATACCGTATCTACTTTTTTTGTTTCGTTATAAATATATCGGATGCCGTAAGGGTCCACACAACACAAACTCGCTTTAACAAGGAGCTCAAAATGACCAATCTAACGAAGTATAATGCTGCGGATTTGGATCAGTTAATGCATCAGATTACCAGAAATTCTATTGGTATGGATGATTACATTACTAGAATTTTCAACGCATCTACTCAAAACTATCCTCCATATAACGTAGTTCAGGTAAATAGTACTGAAACACGTCTAGAAATTGCACTAGCAGGATTTAAAAGGGAAGAAGTAAATGCTTACACCGAGTATGGAAAACTTTTTATCAGGGGGGAAAAGGAACCATCTGACGAGACAGGGACGTTTATCCACAAGGGTTTGGCTCGAAGAAACTTTGAGCGATCCTGGACCCTCGCTGAAGACACCGAAGTCTCCAACGTCGTATTTGAAGACGGACTTTTATCAGTGACCCTTACAAAGGTTGTACCAGAACATCATCAGCGTAAAGAGTATCTCTAAATAATAGAGGGCTACCTTGTAAATATCGTCGTCGCAGAGGGGTAACTGTCCACTAGCAGTTGACACCCCTCTTTTTTATTGGTATAATTAATTTAGGAAAATTGTAAAAAAATGACCGTAAAACTTTTACTTCTGAAGTCTGGGGAAGATGTAGTCGCAGACATTCAGGAAATGGTTCTTGAGGAAAAGGTAGTTGGTTACTATCTTAAGTATCCTTGTAGGGTAAAACTTGTTGCTGATATGAGTCAGACAGAAGGTAATACTAAAGTTCCATCTAAAATTCAACTTCAACCATGGATGCCACTAAGTTCCGACAAAGTAATTCCTGTGGTTTCTGACTGGGTAGTTACAATTACTGAACCAGTGAATCAACTAAAAACAATGTACCAAGATGGAGTAGACCAGTATGAAACTAGAGAATCTCAAAGTGTTAGTTCTGATGAATCAACAGGTTCTATTAGCACAGATTGAAGAAGTAACCTGTGAAATTGGTGAACCTGACTGTAAAATGACGGAACCATTTATTTTAAGTGATGACTTGACCATGACATTACAACCTTGGTTAATCAACGTCACAACTGAAAACGTCTTTATGATTCACTCGGACAAAATCTTGACGATTACGGAACCCAATAGTAAACTGAGAGACAAATACGAGAGCCTGGTGAAGGGTTGCTAGGATTTTCAATCAGGTAGATGTATCCCATATTATTTAATCTGTTATTTTATTTATGTCGTTAAAGTTTTATACGAACATTCAATTGGTTGGAGACAATGTTCTCGTCCGTGGTTATGAAAATGGTAAGAGGGTTATGTTCAAAGATGAGTTCCAACCAACTCTCTTTGTTAACTCCAACCGAGAGTCAAAGTATAAAACACTGGAGGGAGAAAATTTAGAACCTATTATTCCAGGTTCTATTCGTGACTGTAGAGAGTTCTACAAGAAGTATGATGGTGTAGATAACTTCAAGATTTATGGTAATGATAGATATGCATTTCAATATATCTCAGAAAAGTATCCCGAAGATGAGATTAAATTTGACATTACAAAGATCAATCTGATTACGATTGATATTGAGGTTCAGGCAGAGAATGGATTCCCTGATCCAGACTCTTGTTCTGAAGAGATGTTGACTATCTCTGTTCAGGACTACACAACCAAACAGATTACAACCTGGGGTAGACATAGATATACTCCATCCCAAAGTAACGTAACTTATTACCACTATGAAAATGAGATTGACATGCTCAACTCATTCATTGCCTGGTGGAATCGAAACCCACCAGAGATTGTGACTGGATGGAATGTAAAACTGTATGATATTCCATACTTGTGTGGAAGAATCGATCGTATAATGGGACTCAAGAAGTTAAAACTTTTGTCTCCTTGGGGTATTGTGAGTCAAGAATCTGTCTTTATCAACGGTAGAGAGTTCAATACATTTGATATTGCTGGAGTCACTACTCTAGATTACCTTGAACTTTATAAGAAGTTTACTTATAAGGCTCAGGAATCTTATAGACTTGACTACATTGCAGAGGTAGAACTTGGTCAGAAGAAACTTGACCACTCTGAGTTTGATACCTTCAAAGACTTCTATCGTGGTAACTGGAAGAAGTTTGTAGACTATAACATCGTTGACGTGGAACTTGTTGACCGTATGGAAGACAAGATGAAACTGATTGAGTTGGCATTGACCATGGCATATGATGCCAAGGTGAACTATGTTGATGTGATGTTCCAAGTTCGTATGTGGGATACCATCATCTATAATTATCTCAAGAAGAGAGATATTGTTGTACCTCCTAGAGATAGAAGTGAGAAGGAGAAGAGGTACGAAGGTGCATATGTAAAACAACCTATTCCTGGTGTCTATGACTGGGTGGTGTCGTTTGACTTGAACTCCCTGTACCCTCACCTGATGATGCAGTACAACATCTCACCAGAGACCCTGGTGGAGGAGAAACATCCCTCTGCAACCATTGATAGGATCTTGAATAAAGAGATTACCTTTGAGATGTATAAGGACTACGCAGTGTGTGCAAACGGTGCAATGTTCCGTAAGGACATCAGAGGGTTCATGCCTGAGTTGATGGAGAAGATGTATGCAGAACGTAAGATTTATAAGAAGAAAATGCTCCAAGCCCAACAGGAGTATGAGAAGAAACCTACCAAACAATTAGAGAAGGATATTGCCAAATTCAATAACTTCCAGATGGCTCGTAAGATTGCATTGAACTCTTGCTATGGTGCAATTGGTAATCAATACTTCCGTTTCTTCAAACTTGCTAATGCAGAAGCTATCACGCTTTCAGGACAAACATCTATTCGGTGGATTGAGAACAAGGTAAACGGGTATCTAAATAACCTATTACAAACTCAAGACACGGATTATGTCATTGCATCTGACACTGACTCAATCTATATTAACTTTGGACCTATTGTTGATAAATTTCTTTCTAGTAAGTCTGATAATAAGGTTGAGGTTGTGTCCATACTTAATAAGATCTGCGAAGAGAAGTTGGAACCTTTTATTGAGGAGTCTTACCAGGAACTTGCGACGTATGTAAATGCATATGACCAGAAGATGCAGATGAAACGGGAGAACATTGCAGACCGTGGAATATGGACAGCAAAGAAGAGATACATTCTCAACGTGTGGGATAGTGAAGGTGTAAGATACTCAGAACCTAAACTGAAGATTATGGGTATTGAGGCAGTCAAGTCATCAACACCTGCACCATGTAGGAAGATGATTAAGGATGCTCTTAAGTTGATGATGAATGGGACTGAAGATGAAGTAATTAACTTTATCGAAGACTCTCGAAAAAAGTTTAATAAGATGCGACCAGAAGACATTGCATTCCCTCGTTCAGTATCTGATGTAAAGAAACATAAGAGTCATTCAACTATCTACGGTAAGGGTTCTCCCATTCATGTTCGTGGAGCACTTCTATATAATCATTACATTAAAGAGTGTGGATTGACCAACAAGTATTCTTATATCAACAATGGTGAAAAGATTAAATTTATCTATCTCAAGACACCAAATATTATTAGAGAGAATGTAATCTCGTTCATTTCAGATTTCCCTAGTGAGATTGGTCTTGACAAATACATTGACTATGACCTACAATTCAGCAAAGCCTTCTTAGAGCCACTCAAGACTATTCTTGATGCGATTGGATGGCATGTTGAGAAAACTGTAAACCTTGATTCATTTTTTGCCTGATGGACTTCTTACGCGATATTGTAAAAGAGATTGGCGATGAGTACACACAACTTGCCTCAGACATCGACGAAACTGAAACCTATGTGGACACGGGTTCTTACGTTCTTAATTCACTGGTCTCAGGTAGCATATTTGGTGGTGTTTCTGGGAATAAGATTACTGCCATTGCTGGTGAGTCTTCTACTGGGAAGACTTTCTTTAGTCTCGCTGTGGTTAAGAATTTTATGGATAGTAATCCTGACGGTTACTGTTTGTACTTTGACACTGAGGCAGCAGTTAACAAATCTCTTCTTTCAAGTCGTGGGATTGACTTAACCAGACTGGTTGTTGTGAATGTCGTAACAATTGAACAGTTTAGACAGAAGGCACTACAGGCTGTTGATATATATTTAAAAACACCAGAAGACGAACGTAAACCTTGTATGTTCGTGTTAGACTCTTTGGGTATGTTATCCACAGAGAAAGAGATTACTGACGCACTGAATGATAAGCAAGTTCGAGACATGACTAAATCTCAACTTGTCAAAGGTGCATTTAGGATGTTAACATTGAAACTTGGTCAAGCAAACATTCCAATGATTGTTACCAATCATACCTACGATGTTATTGGTTCTTACGTTCCTACAAAAGAAATGGGTGGTGGTAGTGGTCTCAAGTATGCCGCTAGTACTATCATTTATCTTAGTAAGAAGAAAGAGAAGGATGGAACGGAAATCGTTGGAAACCTTATCAAGGCAAAGACTGCTAAGTCGCGTTTAAGCAAGGAGAATAAAGATGTCACTATTCGTTTATTTTATGATCATAGGGGTCTTGATCGGTACTATGGTCTACTTGAGTTAGGAGAGCTTGGTGGACTATGGAAGAATGTTGCCGGACGGTATGAGATGGACGGTAAGAAAG